CCCCAGAGCCGCCGCAGCGACCACAAGATATGTAATGTCCACTGCTTGTGGCAGGTTCGGTGTTGGTCCAAACCTTTCCATCTCCACCGCACACCTGGCACTTTATCTCAACTCTTACATTCGCCAATTAAGCCTCCTGAGGTGCGCCGACGATATGCTTGGGGGCGATAACTTCTGCTTCTTGCGAGTTAAGCCCGGCACGAAGTGCCGCCGCAATGCAGAAGTTGCAGTAATCCCCGCTATTCCAGGTCTCATTGGTGCCAACGATGACCTGCACGAACATCGATGACTTGCCACCGGGAAGAGAAATTCGACCGAACAGCCGGCCATCACTATCCCGGCCACTGCAGTTTTTCTTCGTGAGCTCTTCCCCGCACCGGTCACAAAACCGCTTTATCGACACCTAGCCTCCTAGCTTTGCGATTCGAATCAGCTCGAGCCAGTCTTCGACCGGGATGTTGATGTCGATATTTCCGTCATCTCCCGCTCTGGCTGTGCCATCTCGCCACTCCTGCTCTGTCATGTCGAGGTTCTCGAGCTGGGCCCCGTCGCCGGTGACGACTCGGTAGATGAGCTCCTGAGCCGACTTTTCGCCGGCTTTGAACGCAGCGCGAACCGCATCACTCACCGTGTTGAATTTCTGATCACCGATCCAGATTTCCCCATGGAACCGCTGTGTCAAAGCGACTCGAGCCGCATACTCATCTGCTTTAGCCACTTTACCCCTCCACTTGCCACGCGAAGTCGCACGCGGTGCAGTACCACTCATCTGGGCGATCTCCCTTAAGCGGAGATTCGCGGGTCACGTTCTGTGGCGAGTTGCACTCGGGGCAGGAAGGCGTCATGGCTTGAACGATCTTCTCAGTAATCGCCTTCACCCGGGCTTCTTGCTCCTTTGCAGTCTCCGGCATCGGGCCTAATCGCTGGCCGCCGGTATTGAGCAGCCGTCGCAGTTCGGCTACTTCTTTCCGCAGCTCAACGATTTGCTGCTCGAGCGCCTCAACACGTCCCTTCACTGCTCGGTAACTTCCTGAACCATCGAGGTCACGTATTGCTGGCCATTTGTGGAGAACTCCATGTACATGCCTCGGCCGATGAAGCCGATTTTGAGCATGGAGCCGCCCCACGTGGAGCCATGGATTGACACGGGAGAGGGCTCGGGACAAATCTTCGGGTGACCCTGGATCGTCAAGCCACCCTCACCGTTGTGAATCGTGTACAGGGTGTTCTTCGTCTGGACCTTCAGCGACTTGCCGGGCTTGAGGTCCTTGATCCAGGCGCCGCCGTCGATCTCCGACTTGGCGATGTTGTCGTTGATCTCTTTTGAGAGATTCGGATGAGGTTCGAACGGTTTATTGGCATCCATTGTCGAAACACCCGCATGACTGACCCGTGGGCTTCTCCGAACCACAGCGCTCGCAGCGCCCAATGGCTTTGAGAAGTCCGTTAACGATCTTGCTGGCATCGGTCTCAGTGCTTGGCACTAGGGAATCGACGCTGTCGACGTAGTTCCCGTTGTCATCCAGCTTGTCGATGGTCCAGGTGCTGTTGCAATCGGACGTCCAGAAGTTGCCACGGACGATGTGCACGACTCCGGGATACTCGATAACCGTCTCGATGCCTCGTTCGTTTAGCTTGGCCGCAACCTCATCAATCATGAGTAGATTCTATCATGACTGAGAACTAATGTACATGCCTTTTTACTCCGACATGAACTTCACGGGGATGCCCATCAGCTTATAGAGCTCGGTATTGGCGTAAAGAATCGCTCTCACGAATTCCGAAACATCGCAGCTAACAGTGATAACGAGAGGAGCTTCTGGAACCGTGATAATCGGCCGTGGCACCCAGAGCAGTTTCTCAAAATCAATGAATGCTGTTGCCGGAGATGCGAGTAGAATCTTGAGCAAGTCTCTTCTGTTCATCGAGGAACCCCTCGAACTCGTCTCTCGCCTTCTCAGCTTCTTGAATCGAGGCATCCCAGCGCTTGATGTGCTTCCGGGTTGCTTGCATTTCCCCGACAAGGAAGCCTGCCATAAACAGGCAAACTCCCGCCAATGCTAGTTCCACGACAACAATTATCATACGGGTCTTCCGCAGTCTACACACCTGCTGTTGGTTACTCGATGCGGCTCGAAGTTAAAACAGAGCGGGCTCAGGAGCTCGTGGAGTTTGATGGCTTGCGTAATTCGTTTGAACCGAAGCTCGTCGTATTCGCCGGGGCGGACCTCTTCGTCGATGTCAGAACCGTGGCCCTGCATGTCGATCGTCTGGAAGAGCTTACTACCTCGCAGGAAATGCTCTTCTCGGAGTTGATCGAGGACCTGCATGAACACGGCGTGAGCCTGCCGTTCATCGAGGTGCTGAATATCACTTTTTGTGAACCACGCTTTGACATTGGTCATTATCAGAGCCTTACCTCGAAATGTGAACCATCCTCATGCCGGGATTCTTATCCTGCAGCATCCGAAGTTTCTCGAGATCTGCGCGTGTGGGGCTCTTCGTGGCTGCAGTGAACGGACACTGACGGCACTCGTACTGATCCCCGTCCGCGGCATACAGCTTATGCTTGACGGCTCGAGCACCGCAGTAGGGACAAAAAATGAAGCTCTGGCTCACTTCGGCTCCTTCTCTACGAATGCTGTTTTCAAGTCCTCCCAGCACTCGTCGCAGAATGGACCGAAATTCGGCGTTGCCCAGTTCCATCCTTCCCCATGAACTTGGTAGCCGGGCAGCTCCCTGTAGCAGTTATTACACCGCCCCGTTAGTAGCTTGGCGATCTCGACGCGAATGCTTGTCACTTCCGAGTCCTCTGCTGCTCGAGGGCTGTTTTCAAGCACGATGCCGTTATCGGATCTAGCTCGAGGTTGGCAGCATCGTCGGCCACGAGATTTGTGATCGCTAATGCGTATTCCAGGAGCTTGCGTATTGCTTTGGACTTCGCATCAGCGACGCAGTCTTGATTCGCGACGAGGCAGTACGAACCGTTCTCGACGAGCCAGATTTCGTAACCATCGACGGTTTTGATTAGCTTCATTCTTTCTCCACAGTCAGGAGCAGGATATCTTTGGGAACGTAGTTGAACTTTCCGTCGGATGTCTGGAACGTCTCGTCCTGACCATCGAGAGCCGTGTCCATGACTGAATCCTGAACATCATCGACGCTAACGGTTTCATCCGTCTCGATCTCGATGATCTGCTTTGTCGTGACTACGAATCGGTGAATCATATACTGTCCAGTAAGTCCTGAGCCTGCTTCTTAAGAACGGGATCGTGGATGTCCTCGGCGTACGAGTCAGCTTCTTCGATAGCCATTTTCGCGATGCGCACCAAGTCCCTGACTTGTTCGAGAAATTTCTGATCTTGCTCGTTCATCTCAGCTCCTCCGAGTACGTGCCATCGGGCCACACAATCCAGAGATTGCGCTTTTTCTTTCGCGCGTAACGAATGGTGGCCCAGGTGCCCGAACCGCGAAATTGCTCATTCTTGGTCCGTGGCGCGGCGATGACCCCGTTAACTGCACAATCGACGATGTCGTGGTTGCGCACGATGTACGGCTTCGGAGACCAGAGCTTTGTGTGACCTGTACACCACGCGCGCTTCTTGGGGTCCAACGGCGGGTGTATCTCAATTTGGAGTCCGTGCTCGAGCGCGAGCTTATGAATCTGCTCGTCTCCACCAATGCAGTCACCGTGATGCAGCACGTCCGGGACACAACTGAAAAACAGCCGGTCGACCGTCACGTACTGCTCTCGGGTGATGCCCTTCGATGTGCCGGTGAACCCAATTTCGATCTTCGAGATCATTCCGGCTCAACCTCCGACTCGGGGCATTCACGGAGTCCGTCATCCCCGTCTTCGCGGTACTGCTTATCGAGCTCGACCACCAAGACGCCTCGCTCGACGTCGATGACCCGGCCCCTTTCGACGGGCGGGTTACGGAATTTGACCCGATCACCGACTTTGAAGCTCATTTCGAGTCCCTCCAGGCTTTTACGAGGTCCATCGCGTGCTCAGCTCGCAGTAACGCGGCGTCACGCATCAGCCCAGGAGCCAGCTTTGACCCAACTGCCAGGAGCTGGTCCACATAGTTCTTGATCCACTCCTGCGGAATCGGCTCTTTATCCGCGGCCATAAGCACCTACGCTGACTCCCGTCCCACGTACCAGTTCTTCGGCTGCTTTGAGGTCGGGATTCGTGTGACCGAAACATCCGGCCGGAGAATATCCACGAAACCCTTGCGGGTTTTTCTCGTATATCCAGAGGCCTTCCCACAGAGTGCCATGGTTCCGGTACGTTGCGTGATGGAACGAACCATCCGCTAACATCTCCCGAAGTTCATCCAATGTCATGTAAGAATTATACATCACCCGAGAACTGATGTACAACCCATTTTGCCCCGAGATGGATCTTTACGGGGTTGTCCTTCGCCTCTTGTTCAGGAGCAAAGCCTGCCCGCTTTGAGGAGCTCTTCGTGGTCTTTCATGAACAGCTCGATTGCTCTGATCGCCCGTTCTGCGTACCCTTTCTGCGATTCTCCTTCCTGCGGGTCGAGCGGCTCATTCTCGAGGTATCCATCGCCCACGAAGCCCGTGTAGGGAGGTTCGGCGTAAAACAGATCTTGCAGCTCGTTCCACACATCAAAGGAAAACACTTGCCCAATCACGGCGCCTTTCAGGATGCTGCACCACCCACCCACGCAACCGATGGTGCCGCACGCCGGGAGTCGCGCATCGAACGCAGCCCGCTCCGGGACCGCTCTCATCTTCCAGTCGGTCCAGTTGAACCGATTCGGTTCTTCCCTGATCACCGTGATGACGTCGGCCAGCAGATCGTACGCGTTCTGCGCGTTGCTCAGGGGAACGAGGCTATCTGTCCTGTAAGTCAGCACGCGGTGCCTCCAAGATGCTTCGGAAGAAGGAGCTCGTGACCCCGCAGCGCTTCCTCGTTACGAGTCATGTAGAGCCGAATAGCCTTGATTGCCCGGTCCGCGTATTGACGCTGCGTCTCGCCGGGCAGCGGCTGCATTGAACTCCGGTTCTCGTCTTGGCGCGGGTCGGCGTATGGCCCGGTTGCGTAGACCAGGTTCTTCCAATCGCTTACGCAGCTGTACGGGTAAACCGAGTTCCACGAGTCCGTCAGGGCGCTGCACCACCCACCGATGCACCCGATCGTCTTGCATGCCGGGATTTTCGCATCCTGTGTCCTTGACAAGTGGAAAAACGCGACGTCACGCACGAGCCACTCGACCCAGTTCAGACGATTCGGCTCCTCGTCGATGACCGTAATCACGTCCTCCATCAGGTCCCACGAGTTCTTCGCGTCACTCGTAGGAAGTCCATTCTGCGTACGAATCAGCATCAATCCTCCTTTTCTGCAGTGAATATCCGGATATCTTTGGGAGAGCTCTGGATAGAATCCCAGACAACGCCACGTTTCTTGGCAATCTCCTGCCATACCACATTCGCGTTCTCTTGCGGTGACCTCGGGGCGTGGCCCCCGATCACGAGGTAAGGGACCGGCTTCGCTGCTTCCATCAGCCGTTCGAACTCCTCGTCCGTCAACGTGTACTCTTGCCTCATTCTGGGTGCTCCTGGGTGTAGGGATCACGAAGACCGCGCTTGACGGCCTCGGCAAATAGCTCGGTGTGCATGAGGTTCAGGACCTCCCTCGCGTGGTCAGGATAGCTGGGGTCCTTCCTCGCACGCTGGTCCGCGACTTCGCACTTCGACAGGTGGAACAGCAATGCCCGGTCCACACACTTGGAAACCGGAACCGCTCCGTCACTTCTTTCCCTTCATGAACTCCTCTTCCGTCGGGATGGGTCCTGCTACCTCGACTTCGCTGAAGTCATGTTGAGGGTTCCTTGTGTGGCGAACAGCCTTTATGACGATGGCTCCGCCTTGTCTGTGCTGAACCGTGACTCGCTCGAGATCCTTGCCGTGCTGAAATTCCCAGCAATGTCCAGGAGCGATCTTAACGCACAGGTCCTCGCCGCAAGAACAGCGGATATCGATACCTTCCGGGACGGGACGCCGATTTTGAAGGGCGAAAGCGAAACGACGCGCGTAGACCTGCTTCCTCGTTCCATCCGGCATTCGCATCCACATGTACGGGATACGTTTGCCGTACTTGAAATACTTGGCCCCAACCCAGACATCGCACTTGTACTCGTTGTAGTAAGGTGAGATATGGCGTAGGAAGGTTGCCCTGTTTTTCTCGAAGTATGGATTCTGCCTCGGGTCGTAAGGATTCTTAGGCATACAGGAGCTATTATAGCACGTCTGGGCATACACATTGCACCGTAAAGAAAAACAAAATTTAAGGTGATTGCGGTAAGCGCCTTATATATACAGAAAAGTTAAGGGCATACGGGCATATCGTTATAAATGGATTAAATCTCGTTGAATAAAGACGCATAAGACCGATGTACTTGAAGTATGTAGACCCACGTAGGCATACAGGGCATAGGGTGTATACATGCTCAGGGTTTGAATTTGTATGCCACGTATGCCCTGTATGCCTTACTAGGTCCACATACATGTTCAAATAAAAACAGGCGTAACAGCATTCAATCAAAATTAATCTTTTTATAAGTCTATGCCCGTATGCCTCCCTCCCTCCTTATATAGGCAAAATAAACCAAAAACAAAGCAGTGTACAAAGAACTCCTGAACGTAGTACAATGTCTGGGAGCTTAACAAGATGCTTCGACAGAGGCTTAGGAGAAGATGGCGAACCAGTACTCGTCCCTGATGCCGGCAACGCCGGAGGAACTTCACGAGCGACGCGTTTTCGTGATGCAAAAACGGGTTGAATGCTACACGTTCGACGAGATCGCCAGGATGGTGCGGGAGAAGTTCGACCGGCCAATCTCTGCGGTCCAGTGCGCGGAAGACTACCGGGTTGTAATGAAAGCTCGGATCAAGGAATTGAACGAGCCCACTGACACGGTGCGCGCCGCGGCGATCGCAAGGCTTCACCAAATGATGAACGCCATCATGGAACGAGTCCAGCAAGGAAGCTTGGACCACATCGAAGTCTTCCTTAAGCTGGAAGCTAGGCTGGCCAAGCTCACTGGAGTGGATGCGCCAACGCAATCCGAGTTGACCGTGAAAAAAGACGGCGAGGTGCTGACTCGTGAGCAATTACTGGAAAAAGTGGCACTTTTACGTGAACGGTTAAAAAGCGCTGGGTCCCTCGATTCCTCGCTCCCACCTCAAAATACGGAGGTAAAAGCGCTAAATCCAGCGCCGGAAGTTACATCCGAAGTGTCAAGGCCGGTGCTCGAGGGTGAAGTAGTTATGGCAGACAGCAACGTCGTTCCATTCACAAAACCATGATTCCAGAATATTTCTACTCCGAATTTACAGGATGGGACGATAAGTGGCACGACGACCACTTAACAACGGTAAAGAACAAGTACGAAATCTCCGCTGAACAGTTTAGTGAGATGCTGCACCAACAAAATGGGACCTGCGCAATGTGTCACACAAAACACTGGGACGTGGCATATCACAGACTCTGCGTCGACCATGATCACAAGACGGGAAAAGCGCGCGGATTACTGTGCCATAAGTGCAACAGACTCGTCGGACAGTATGAACACGGTAAGCTTCGCGATTCCGTCTTATACGCGCGGGCGCGCGCGTATATAAGCAGTCACGTATAAATCACGGAATATAAAGTAGTGTACAACCTAAAATAATGCTGCCCCACATAAAAATCACGGAATATAAAGTAGTGTACAACAGAACCCTGGTGTGCTCTACAGATGAGCTGTGATAGCTCTTCACAGTACCCCGCATCTTTTAGAACGGAGCAAATAGGATTGTACAAGGGCTTACAGTCATGATAGAATTGTCTCTGTTGATTGGTTAGCACGAAGCAATCAAGCTGAGTGCGGTCGACGGAGATTGCGATGCGAAACTTGTTTGCGTACGCGGACCCCACGGAGTCGGCAGCGAAGCGCGAGTTCGGGATGTCTTCGGCAGAGGAGCTCCCGCGGGAGATCTTCATGTCGGACGACGACGAGGATGACGACGCGGACGTCGACGAAGACGACGACGAGGACGAGGAAGACGGGGACGACCAGGACGACGACGAGTAGAGTCACCCGACTTTAGTCGGTGACCGGGATTCTTCTTTTTCCGGGATCGCTCGAGGTGAGCGGTCCCGGCCTTCAACAACCGATTCGACGACGAGGCATGACGATGGCGAGAGCAAGAGCGTACGTACTCGGGAACATTCCCGCGGACCAGAAGTTCCGCGGCCAGGCCGAGCTCATCCTGAACGCGCTGAAAGCCGGGACCGAGCCGATGACCACGAAGGCGATCGCCGACGTGATCGTGTCCAAGCTCACCACCCGGCAGGACCCGGAGCGCGTGGTCGCGTTCTACATGTCCGTGTGGAAGAAGAAAGGCTGGGTCAAGGTGTCGGAGGTCGACGTGACCGACGCCGAGGCCAAGTCCTCGAACGACGCGGACAACGCCCCGCACTCCGTGAACGACGAGGTCGGCGGGGTGGACGCGGACACGCACAACGCCGTGAACATGGAAGTTGCGGTCGAGACCGCCAACGAGTTCCCGTCGCTCGAAGGCAAGAAGCTCGGTGAGGGAGTGCTCCTGGTCATGCAGCACGTCGGCAAGCCGGCCGACGCCGCCGGGATCACCGACTTCCTGAACGCGCACGGTTACGACTTCAAAGTCAACCAAGTGACCAGCTCGCTTGGAAACCTGCTCCGTCAGGGTCGGATCTCGAGGGACGGCGACCTCTACACGATCGCCTAAAGTGACGAGGGGAGCCGAGTGGCTCCCCTTTCTTTTTACTTTGTGGAACGGGAAATTAGGTAGCGTGGAACATGAGCGCGCAGAAGAACCCGAGCAGCCACATGATGATGCCGAACATGAGGTGAGAGAAACCCCAAGTCGGCGTCGGGACTTTCACATAGACGGTCTTCGGCCAAGGAATCCGGCGATAGCCGAGAGGCGGGAGCTTTTCCCAGTCATTGGCCAAGGCTTCCTGCGGCGAGATTTCCGGAGGACCAGAAATCAAGCCGCACCGGATCGCTTCCTTCTCCGACATCCGAGCCACTAGTCGAGCTCCACTAGGTTCTCAGGGTCGTCGACCTCGCAGATGTCCGCCATCATCCACTCCTCGGCGCGCTTGAACCGGTTGTCCAGGTTTAAGTCGGAATCCCAAGCTTCCTGAACCGCTGGGTACGCGATCCGTTCCCGGTCCTCGCGGGAAAGTGCGGCGAACTCCTCCTTCGTGCCGTCAAACTCGATCTCCACGTCGAACGCGAACGTGACGGTGACGCCGATGCTGTACCGCATTTACGCATCCTCCGTGTCTTGGAGCACCAGGTCCCGCATATACGAGAGCGATTGTTTGTACGCTTCCTTGAAACCGGTCGTGTACCTGAAACTTTGACACAGGGTAGCGACCGGGTTCATCTGCAACGTGTAGATTCCCTGACCGCTCAGGTCGGTTCCGGAACTTCCGACCATCGCGACCAGGTAGTGAGACGAGTTGTTGCTGAGCACGATAACGTGGCCGTGGTCAGAACCCGCGAGCGCGATGACGTCGTACCCGGCAATGTGAAACTTCTCACCCGGTTTCATTCCGTCACCTCGAGGTGGAGCCGGATTCCGGGCAAGGCGTTGATGACCGTTTCCGCCGTCCATAGTTCTCGAAGATGAGTAAGCGGGATCGTTCCGCAATCTTCGGACTTGATTGTGATGTCGGCGTGCCGTGGGGACTTGCCCTTGAAACGAAGAACTACGCGCATGGGGGACTCCGGGAAAGAGAGAATTGGCCGGGAACGTGATTGCTCCCGGCCACGGGGGTTCGACTACGCTCCGACTTCCTCGAGCTCCTCGTCTTCCGTGGTCTCGTCGACGATTTCGCGCTCGACCACGCCGCTCTCGGTCTTGACCGTGATGCCGTGCTTCGTGGACTCGTTCACCGTGACCGCGTCGATGTCGAACTCGTTGGTCCGGATACACCCCTTGGATTTGAGAACCATGAGGTAGTAGAGAACCACGCGGTACGGGTCCTGCTTGGTTTTGAGGTCCGACGCGATGACCGCCGTCCACTCGTGCCCCGTCCGGAGTTCCTCGGGTTCCGCGCGCAGCGCGTTCAACACGATGAGCGCCTGCCCCGAGAGTTCCTTCGCCGGGAGTTCGCCGTTCCATCCGTACTTGCGTTCGCGAGCCATGCCGTTTCTCCTAACATGTCGTGGCGGAATTGCCACACCGTACGTACGACCGATAGATAGATTCTATCTCAACGGGAAACAAACATACACTACTTTTTAACCCGCTTGTGCATGTTGCGGGGTATCAGTCGTTGAACACCGTGAGTGTCTGGGTTCCCGGCACCAAGTTGCAGCGGTCGTCGACCACGACTTCCCGGTAAAGCCAGAACTTCACGTCACCGTCGTGGATCTCGGCATGCAATAAATCGAACGTGACACCCTGGTGAAAGATGACGTCGGGACGGTACCCCGGGACGCCACCCCATGTCTGATGCGCAAGCGACAAGCTCTTTCACAGGAACCTCGTCAGGCCCGTTCATTCGGGCGACCGGGATCGCTCCCGGTTTCTAGTTCCTTAAACCTTGCACTTGTGCTGGTGCATCCGCCCGACCGGGATGTGCCGGCCGCAGTCGCAGATCGCCATGACCCGCAAGCCTTGCCAGTTGCGACGCATGTGGCGTCCACCCCAACCGGACTGCTCGACGGGACAGGTTAGCGGCCGGACGTAGACGCGAACTCCCTGAATCAGCCGCTCCGCCATGCCCTCCGCGGGAAGTGACTTGACGCCGAGAAACTGGTACATGTCGTGGGCCTGCGCGCTGTAGCCGTACCGTCCTACAATCTTCTTCACGGGATTCTCCTCAGTAAATGTTGGTCGGGTCCGTCCACGTCTGCAAGACGTGCTCCGGGTCTCGAGTCGAGTTGAACGCGCGTTCCTGGTCGTCACCGGTCAGGTTCGCCATGACCTTCTTCGCCGAGCTCTGAAGCACGTACCCGTTTCGGAAGAAGGAACCGTCCGGGTACTGGATGAGGTAGAGCAGCGAGCCGGCTTCCAGAGCCGGGTGCCCGCGGCGGGCGGGCCGACGCTGCGTGGTGCGGTGACAGACGACGCGACCGTTCATTTCGTGCTCCGTTCGTGAAGCGTCGGGCCTTTGCCGGCCGCGACGAGTTCCCAGTACCGCCGCATCGCCGAGAACCAGTTGTCGAAGTTCTCGTGATACTCGTGGTCGTTCCAGCGATACGCGATGGTGAACTTCATTTTTGGTTACTCCGCGTTCTGAGCAATTTCTTCCGGGGTCCACCCAAGAAACTCTGGATGAACTGGGACCATAGCTGCCGATTCGAGGAACCCGTCGCCGATGACTTTCGCGGTTTCTGTGGTGCAGTAAACTTCGAAAATCCGGCCGTCGTTGAATTGAATTTCGAAATCGTAACGGTGTGTTTTGTAGTGCTGCTGCGCTGCGTCTTTGGTCATTTTCAAACTCCTGGGTCTATTGTACTACACCGGGATGTCGTTGTACACTTCTATTTACTACGAAGGGAAAGTCTCAGGGCTCGCCGCATTTGGTCCTCGGCAAACATCCGTTCGGAACACTTGGGACAGATGCCGTGCGAGACGGGATGCTTGGGACCGGGTCTCATTTCGGTTTCGCACCACGCGCACACGACCCGCAACCCTCCGTGAACCGCTTCGAACACCTGCCGGGACTTGGCTTCCGAAATCATCTTGGGACCTCATCAGCGGGGTTCATTCCCCGGATCCGGGATCGCTCCCGGATTTCGTCATCCCAATTCATTTCCCGCGCCCGCCGAGTTTCGCTAGTAGCTCGGCGTACCGTGCGTCGCTCATCCTGCCCTCCCGTCCTTGAGAAGAAGGGGCGCCCCGCCGCGCCCCTCAGGGGTTATTCCGTTTCCACTTCCTCGTCGACCGCCATGCCGCGGTCCTCGACGGTCGCCGTCGTGCGCACCGTCACTTCGTGTTTGATGTCGCCGTTCTTCGTCACCGCCTCGATGTCGTGTTCCGCCGTTCTGATGCATCCCTTCGATTTGAGAATCAGGATGTAGTAGAGAACGACGCGGTAGGGATCTTGTTTCGTCTTCAGTTCCCCGCCGATTGTCTCCGTCCACTCTTTCCCCGTGCGCAGCGCATCAGGCGCCGCCCGCAGGCCGTTCAGCACGATGAGCGCCTGCCCGCTCACTTCTTTCGCCGGCAGCTCCCCGTTCCAGCCGTACTTACGCTCTCTCGCCATGTCTGTACCCTCCCTGTCCCGATCCCTCATACGTCGTCTGCTGAATTACAGATTTCGTACGTTTTTATAGGGATTTTTTTGTGTCGTTCTCACGTATATGCCCGGAAAATTTTACCCGGAAAAAAGCAGTTCCAACCCCGAAACAAGAACACCAAAATGTTAGACCTCGTTTTCACATTCCAGATTTCGACTCAAAAAATTCGGGAGAAAAAAGTGTATACATCGGCTAAAAAACGTGGTACTATGGGTTCCTCCCTGCCAATAGAGTCGACTGGGTTGGTAAAGACGCAGTAAGGGCTCGCCATAGCTACTACCATGGTGTGTCTTTTAAGTTTCACAGTGGAGACACGTGGAGTCACAGGATAGCATCCAGGACCTCCAAGAGGAGCTCGAGGCGCTAGAAGCACTCGAGGCTCAGCTTGAAGTCCGGGAAATGGAGACCAACTTACGGGCTTTTATCCCCAAAGCCTGGGGCATCATCGAGCCGTCCACCTTCGTCCCCAACTGGCACATCGACGCAATTGCTGAACACCTCGAAGCAATCACCAAGGGGGAAATCCAAGACCTCCTGATCACGATGCCACCTCGGCACTCGAAGTCACTGATTGTTTCGGTACTGTGGCCAGCTTGGGAGTGGATTGAAAACCCGCAATTCCGGTGGGTGTTCGCCTCCTACGCCTTCTCCCTGAGCGTGCGCGATTCCATCAAGCGCCGAAGAATCATTCAGAGCCCGTGGTACCAGCAGCGCTGGGCGAACAAGTTCAAAATCATCGACGAGCAGAACACGAAAGTCCGGTACGAGAACGACCACAAGGGCTTCATGCTTGCGAGCTCAGTGGGAGGTTCGAATACTGGCGAGGGCGGTGAGCGCATCGTTGCGGATGACCCGCACAACGTCAAGAAATCGGAGTCCGAGGATGTCCGGTTGGACACAGTCAACTGGTGGAACATTGTCATGTCTACCAGGCGTAATGATGTTCGTGCCGCCCGCGTCGTCGTACAGCAGCGGACCCATGAGGGCGATGTTGCCGGTGACATCATCGAAAAAGGCGGCTACGTCCATCTCAACCTTCCGACGGAATTCGGTTTTGGTGGGGGCTCGCGGTGCTTCACGTCATGGACACGTTCTGATGGGTCAGAGGCTCGATGGGAGGACCCGCGCCAGGAGATCGGGGAGCTTCTCAATCCGCAGCGATTTGACGCCCAGCAGAACGAGAAAGCGAAGATAGACCTTGGCGACTACCAGTATGCTGCTCAGCACGGTCAAAACCCGGTTCCGCCTACGGGAACGATCATTCAGGCTCAGTGGCTTAAGTATTACGGTGGTCCAGGTCAGCCTCCAATACCAGATTGGAAGCTTGCCACAAACCCGTTTACGCCTCTACTGTCCCTCGATTGTTCTTTCAAAGAGCACAAGGACACTGACTTTGTGGCCGGACTGGGTTGGGCCCAGTTCGGTGCTGATATATACCTTATGCCGGTTTGTATTCACAAACGGCTCAACTTCCCAAATACTATTGACGCAGTCGCCGAGTACGTCGGCGGAGCCAACCTGGACGGCTCGAAAGAGTTCCCGGGCATCTTCCCGTTTATTAAGATTAAGCTCGTGGAAGATAAGGCGAACGGTACGGCGATTGTTGACACGATGAAGCACCGGATTCCTGGCATGATGGCGTTTGAGCCTGGCCAGGGAAGCAAGCAGTCCAGGTTGGAAGCGGTTTCGTGGCGGTTCAGGGCGGGGAACGTGTTTCTGCCGCACGAATCGATCGCTCCCTGGATCAAGGAGTACATCTACGAGCTGTGCGCGTTCCCGAAGGCGAAGAAGGATGACTACGCGGACGCGACGAGTCAAGCTCTCCTGTTCATCGGCGGTGACGGAACAGTGGGCGGAATGCCGACGATGACGACCCAGGATAGCCGCTGGCACAGCGTCGCGTCGGGAAGCGACCTCGAGAGCGATTCGGGTTCCACCTGGGGTTCTGTAAGCCGCTGGTCGGGCGGAATTGGTTCGAAGTGGAGATAAAGTCACCCGACTTTAGTCGGTGACCGTAAATCACGTAAACGTGATTTAGGAAAGCCAAAATGAGTCCAAGACGAAAAGATGCGGTAACGGCGAGCTTCGGTATGGAGGGACTCTCGGGGTTGACGCGCTACGGTGCCGTCAGCCGGGTCTACGAGGAGTTCCTGAAGGAGCTCCAAGGACCGCAGGGGATGAAGAACTTCCGCGAGATGTACGACAACGACCCGATTGTCGGGGCGGTGATGTACGCCGCGCTGCATCTCTGTCGAAAGGTCACGTTCAAGTTTCGCCCAGCGGATGACTCGAACAAGGCGAAGGAGGTCGCGGACTTCGTCGGCGGCGCGATTTTCGATGACATGACGCAGACGTGGCCGGACACGCTGTCAGAAATCCTGACGATGCTGCCGTTTGGCTGGGCGCTGCTCGAGTTCAGGATGAAGCGGCGCCTCGGGATGGGGAAGGTGGACCTCAGGCCACCGGCGATCTCGGACGTGTACAACGGGGTCGGCGGGTTGGGCTACGAGGTTCCAAATTTCGCACCAAGTCGCTTCGATGACGGGAAAATCGGATTTCGTGACTGGTCACTTCGGTCACAGGAAACGTTGTTTCAGTGGGAGTTCGACGAGGACTCGAACGCCGTCGTGATGCAGCAGATGGCGTCCCCTGATTATCGAATCCGGCGGATTCCCCTGGCGAAAGCGCTCCTGTTCAGGACGCAGGTTTCGAAGAACAACCCCGAGGGTCGGAGCATCCTGCGAAACGCCTGGACGTCGTACTACTTCAAGAAGAACCTGCAGGTCTTCGAAGGTATCGGCATCGAGAGAGACCTGGCCGGCTACCCCGTCATCCAGATGGAGAAGCCGGACATCGCGAACGGTCTCGCTGTTCCCGACATCTGGAATACCCAGGACGCGAAGATGGTCGCGATGCTTGCGGCGATCCAAAAGATGGTTCGGTCGGTCCGCCGGGATGAGCAGGAAGGCATGGTTCTGCCATGGTGGGCCAAGTTCTCCTTGGTTGGGACCGGTTCGAAGCGCAACTTCGACACGAACTCGATCATCGGGAGATACGACCAGCGCATCTCCATGAGCATGATGGCGGACTTCATTATGCTTGGTCACGAAGCCGTCGGCTCAAAGGCCCTGGCCGCGACGAAGATTTCGCTGTTCACAAGTGCTCTCTCTAGCTTCCTGGACACCGCAGCGGCGATCATATCACGCAAAGCGGTACCTCTTCTGCTCCAATTCAATGGCTATCCACAGGAATTGTGCCCCGTTATGGAACACGGGAACGTGGAATCAGTCAATTTGCAAGAGCTTGGGGACTTTATTCAGAAGGTAGCGGGCACCGGGTTCAACCCGCTGGCCAGCCCCGAGGCGCAAAAAGCGATCATGGATATCGCGAAACTGCCCTTCACGGTGTCGGAGGCGACGCGGCTGTCGCCCACGTTGCCGAAAGCTGGCGCTGGTGGGGAGGCTCCGAAGCCTGCAAAAGACGGCGTCGGGGACAACAAAGCGGGTGCAGACGAGCTCGACCCGCATCCTCTGGACCCCCAGGGGAACAACTCGGGAGGTCCGGCAGACCTCGTAACTACCTAGAAAGGACTTTGTGGCAGAAGAGACGATTCAGGAACTCGTAAACAGGTGTCAGGCGGGCGCTCGCGGCATGAGCAAGCGCAATCCCAATCGGAAGCTTCTCAAGGACTGCGTTGCGGCTCTGACCCAGCTCACAGAACGGCTAGCAAAGGCTGAAAATGGACCAGGACCTGATCTCAATCAATGATTTCGCGGCGAAGTATCGGGTCTCTGAAGAGACGGTCCGGGGCTGGATCAAGCGCGGGTACGTGGACTACGAAATGGTTGGTCCACGAAAAATGATTCGCAAATCGCAGGTCATCAAGAACGTCGAAGAAGAGGAGCCGACAATTGTCACACAAAGAAGCTGAGAAAGATTACGCCGTCATCGAGAAGAAGAAGGAGCACCAGGACACGCTGAAGACGCTGGACGAGTTGCGCCGGACACGTGCGTCCCGCGGCGGTGTCGGAGCTCCCCTGATCGTGCCTCCGGGTCTCCGGAGCGAGATCATTCTCACCGACGAAGACTTCAAGCCGCCGGTGGAATAGCATGGAAATCTGCAAACCCGACCCAGAAAAGTTCCTTCTCCCCGAAGGTACTCGAGAAGTCAACATCGCTGAAAACCAATCAGAGTACCTGACGCTGCCCGCCCTGGTTACTCCCGACGGCCGCGTGGCGTGCCAGTGGAAGCCGGAACCCAACGACTTGCTGCTCCTGAACATGGGTGTGCCGCTGACTATCGTGCTTCACACTTTCAACCAACCGCTGCAACCGCTTCAGGTGGCAGTCGGCGGGGTGGACCTGCGGCTCCATACTGCTCCAGAGTTGGAAAAGAACACCCACACGTGCCCGCGTCGAGACGACCTGGCGGCATTTGGCATGCCGAGACAAGGTAATGAAGGCGAAGACCGCTGGCGAGGGCCGGATCATAACGGCGTACGAACGTGCTCGTACTGCGGCAGTCTGCATCCCGACGATTTCATGCGACTTGCGAAAGATCGCGTGAGGCTGGGACCAACAGACAAAAACTATAAGGTTTACGTCGACATCCCAGAAACTCAAGGCGACGAGCTGAGGGTGATCAGCGCCAGTTGCGAAGATAACAAGCCGTCTTGGGGAACCCAAAAGTGGGAAGTCGCAGATCTCGAGATTCTTCGACGAGACGGCTGGGGTGGTTCAAATTATAAGTGGATGCTTCGGGCTCCTCGAGGTGTGACGGCGTTTGGGAAGTTCTACTTTCAGCATCTCAGCCTCGAACAGCGAATTGAATTCGTCGATCTCATCAACCAAAAAACGCTGAACATTGGTGATCCGGGATTCTTCTATCGGATGCCATTCTTCTGCGTCAAGGCCTAGTAATGGCTTTACCCGAAGCGATCAGCATTAAGCTTGCATCGGAGCTGCTGGATGTCAACCCTGTGACAATCCGGCGGTGGATTCGATACCGCTACATCCTCGCGTATCGGGTCGGACCGTCACTTATTCGCATCCCGAGAAGTGAGATCGCAAGGCTACGATCGCTTCGGGTCAACGCCGCCGACAACTGCGAAAGGCCTAAATACCCAGAAGTTTAGGTCACGCGTATACATTGGTGTACGTGGAGAAGCACGATCTCTTCCGCGTGATACGATTATCACGTGAGCTACGAGATCGCCAAGATTGACGAAGACGAATGCCTTGTTTTTGGCTTCGCCAACGTCTCGGTCTCGAAGCGTACAGCTTCAGGCGAGGGCGGCGAGGTTTTCAAGGATCTTCAAGGCGACCTCATCGAACCTGCCCAGCTCGAAAAAGCAGCCTACACCCACGTTTTAGAATTTCGCGAAGCTGACGAGATGCACCGCGGCTCTGCAAAGGGCCAACTCGTCGAGTCCATCGTGTTCACGCACGAGAAACTGGAAGCGTTCGCGAAAGATGAGAACGGTGTCGTGAATCAAGAGCACTTAGCGGTGCTCAAGCAGATCTTTCCACCGCGTTGGTGGGTCGGGTACAAATTCGACAAAGAAGCCTTCGCGGGCGTCAAGTCGGGAAAATACACGATGTTCTCCATCGCTGGAGAAGCTGACGCGGAGAAGGTGTAATGGCCCGAAAGCTTTCGAACCTTCGAATCAATCGAGTCGCTCTCGTTGACAAGGGCGCGAACTACGATGCGAAGACTGGTGACGGGGCTCACATCGTCCTCTTCAAGTCGGCTCCCAACGTTGGCGACGTTCATGTGGACGTGCCCGACGAACGCGAGGAGTACGAGAAAGCCACGCTCAGTTCGGAGACGCGCAACAGCTTGCCCGACTCGGCATTTGCCGCTGTTTGGACTGATGCGCAGGGGAAGAAACAGCGCAAGCTGCCCTACAAGCATGCAGACGGCTCTATCGACCACAACCATTTGACGGCCGCGCTTGGCCGAATCGACGGCGCAGACATTCCCGAGTCCGTGAAGAGTTCAGCACGCAGTAAGCTACAGGCTGCCAACAAGCATCAGGAGAAGAACGTGAAAAAGAGCATCCTCAAGCAGTTCCTCGGGTTGTTCGCCGAGCAGGACGTCGAGAAGCGCAGCGCTGCAGTGGCTGCCCTTGCAAAGGCGGTCGACGAAGACACGGTCGACGGCGGTGATGACGAGACCGCCGAAGAGAAGAAGAAGAAAGAAATGGCGAAGATCGCCGCCGAGGCGGTTGCGACCGTTTCAAAGGCGCATGACGCCGAAGTCGCCACGCTCAAGAAGCGGCTCGAGGACAGCGAAGCCGCGGCGAAGATCGAGAAAGACGCGCGCCTCGACCGCGAGATGACCGACGTCCTCAAGAGCTTCAAGGCGACCCCGTTCGATCTCACGACGGACGTCGCGAAGTTCCGGAAGATGAAGGAAGACGCGCCCGAAGCGTACGCCCGCACGATGGAGCTGTTCAAGGCTGCCGACGCGCAGGCCGCGGCGAGCGGTCTGTACAAGAACTTCGGCTCTGGCGGCAACGGCGGCGGAAGTGCGTGGGACAAGATCGAGGCGAAGGCGGATCAGCTCATCGAGAAGAGCGGTCACACGGTCAGCCGTGAAGCGGCCCTCGAGAAGGTGATGCTCGCGAATCCGGCGCTCGTCGCCGAGTACCGCAAGGAACAGCAGTAAGCTCGGCGCGATTCCAAGGGTTCAGCGTCAAACAGATCAGTAGTCAAGGAGAAAAGAAATGCCGTTTCAGGGAGCACTGCCGCTCAAGCTCAGCGGCGCCAAGGCCGGCGCGGGTCTTTCGGGAGCGACCGCGCAGTACAAGTTCGTGAAGTTGTCGGCGGACAACACCGTGGTTCTCTGCTCGGGAACGACGGACGTGCCGATTGGCGTTCTTCAGGCGCCAGCAGCGACGGGCGATCCCGTCGAAGTCGTGGTCGTCGGCGAAACGATCGTTCAGGCGGGTGGGTCGATCACCGCAGGCGCGGCGATCGCGACGAACGCTTCGGGTCAGGCTCAGACGGCGGTTTCGACGCAGACGGTCGTCGGCGCGGCGGTCAACGTCGCGGGCGGCACGTCGGCGGGCAACGAGATCACGGCGGTCGTGAACTGCGCTTCACCGAGCATCAAGGCGTAAGGTTCGGTTTTTTCGAGCAGCTTTCGCAAAAGCGCTCAGAGAGGTTTCAACAGGAGTAGAAAATGCCGAATCCGTATCTTTCGCAGGTTCACGTCGACCGACCGCTCTCGAACATGAGCGTCGCTTACATCCAGAGTGAGCAGGCGTTCGTGTGCGGGAAGGTGTTCCCGTACATTCCGACCGACAAGAAGTCGAACCGGTACTTCCTGTACACGAAGGACGACTGGTTCCGTGACGACGCGCAGCTGCGCGCTCCGAACACGGAGTCGGCGGGCGGCGGGTACGACATCGACAACACCCCGTCGTACTCGTGCAACGTGTACGCGTACCACAAGGACATCGACGAGCAGGAGAACGCGAACGCGGACATCCCGCTCAACCCGGAACGGGACGCTACCCGCTTCGTGACGCGCAAGCTCCTGCTCCGCCAGGAAGTCCAGTTCATCTCGGACTTCTTCACGACCGGTATCTGGACCGGTTCGAGCACGGGTGGCGACATCACCCCGGCTGTGACCTGGGACGATCCCAGCTCGACGCCGATCGAAGACGTTCAGGCCCAGCAGCTCGCGCTGCTCCAGGGGACCGGGTTCGAAGCGAACACCTTCCTCATGGGCTTCGGCGTCTACCAGAAGCTCATCCGGCACCCCGACGTGATCGACCTGATCAAGTACGGTGCGGGTCCCGGCAACCCGGCGATCGCGAACGAAGCCGCCCTGGCGAAGATCTTCAACGTCGAGCGCGTGATCGTTTCGAAGTCGGTGAAGAACACGGCGCAGAAAACTCCGGGCAGCACGACCTTCACGGGCGCGCTGACCGCGGGCAAGAACGCGCTGCTCTGCTACGTGAACCCCTCGCCCTCCATCATGGAGCCCAGCGCGGGTTACTCGTTCATGTGGACGGGCGTTTCTCGGGGAATCGGCCTCACGATCGGAACGTACCGGATTCCGATGCCGTGGCTCGGTCTCGAGACCGTGCGAATCGAAGCGGAAATCGCGTTCGCGAACAAGGTCGTCGGCGCAGACCTCGGCGCGTTCTTCTCCGCTTGTGTTGCGTAATGAGCTCCGCTCCTAAAGCTGAGCTACAAGAGAAGACGGGACCTTCGGGTCCCGTCTTCATCGCGTGTAAGCAACTCAATCTCCGCGGCGTTCCGTACCGTCGCGACGAGATTGTCGACGTTTCAGAGCTGCCCGAGTACAAAGTCAGCCAGCTCCTGAACCAGCGCTTCATCCGACCCTCGTAAACCCAGATGGCGGCCGGTCCAGGCCGATGTGAAGGGAAATCAGAATCATGCCAATCGGTACATTTCGCGTAAGCTCGCTTCTCATGGCGCTCGGCGTTCGTCAGAACGCTGGTAGCGGCAGCCCCGTGAACGGTACGTCGGGGACGTTGGCTGGCAAAGCTGCGCCGGGATCGGTCTACTTCGACGCCACCAACGGCGTCAAGTGGATCAACATCGGTACGAAGGCTGCGCCCGTGTGGTCGCCGCTGAACCCGGTGATCGTTCCCCTGACCGCTGCGCAGCTCATCGCGATGAACGCGACCCCGGTGAGTCTCATCGCGGCTCCTCCCGCAGGGTACAGCGTCGTGGTCGACAACATCCTGTTCGTCATCACCACGACCGCGACCCAGTTCACGGGCGGCGGTGCCGTGACGTTCCCGTATCATGGTGGTTCGGTCAACGCGCACACCGGCTCGATCCCTGCATCTGTCGTTACCGCGGGTGCTGGCACGACATTGACCCAGCTCGGTCCTGCGACGGGCGCGAACGGAACGACGGTTCCAACAGCGACCGGCGTCGATATCACGAACGCAACGGCCGCGTTCGCTGCCGGCACCGGAACGGCCAAGGTTGTCATCGACTACCGAGTTGTTCGTCAGGCCTAATCAATGGCCGCGAAGAACTTCGGCGCGAGCCGTCGCGTCAACCTTATCTCGGGTAACGTTCCAGCAGCTGGAACGGTTCTTGGAACACCCGTTGTAGGACTCGCGGCGGCGAAATTCCTTGAGGTTCAGGCGAACCTCACATATACGTCTGGCGGAACAACGATCGACTGTTACGTTCAGACGTCGCTTGACGGCGGAACGACCTGGGTGGATATCATGAACTTCCACTTCCTGCTCGCTTCCGCTATCAAGATTTCTGCAGTAGCCCTTTCAACGGCTCTTGCAGCTGCAGTCACGCCGACTGACGGTTCGATTGCAGCCAACACGATTCTCAGCGGATTGCTGGGAGATCAGATTCGGCTGAAGACCGTCATCGTCGGAACGTACGTTGGTACGCTTCGGGTCGACGCTGTCGTCAAGGGCTAACACCTCGGCGGTAAGGCACCGTGCAGCGCCAATAAGACGCGGATAACCTTACCGCCACTTTCCTGAAAGGTGGATTGCATGAGCCTCATCTCTCTCCTGATTATCTTCATCATCATGTGCCTCGTGATCTGGATTGCTAAAAAGCTCCTCGCAGCTTTCAGCATCGATGAGCCAATTGCGACGGTGATTTACGTCGTGATCGTGGTGCTTGCTGTTCTGTGGGCACTTCAGCAGCTTGGGTTTGGAGTTCCTTTTGGGTCAGTGAGATTTCGTTAGAGTTAAAGAATATACACGGATAGACATTACCGCAAGTTTTCCCACCCGCGTAGTACAATAAAGCTGTACATCATGGCATGGTCCTACAGTGGAGATCCGTCTAGCAGTCCCAAAGACGCGGTTCGGTTTCTAATCCAGGACACGAACCCCGCGTCTCCGATTGTTCAAGACGAAGAAATCAACTGGGTTCTCACCAACGAGATGAACGTTTGGATGGCGGCTGCCGCTATCTGCGACACTCTCATTGGAAGAGGTGGCGCCGTCAAGATGAAGAAGGTCGACGGGCTGATGATTGCCTACGACCGAGCTTTCTACACGGCGCTTGCACTTGGACTTCGAGCCCGTGGAATGAACTATCAGGTTCCCTACGCTGGCGGCATTTCGGTCGCCGACAAGGAAGCCTTGGAAGCAGACCCCGATTGGATTCGTCCGTCGATTCTTCGTGGTCTGGATGACAATCCGCTGGCTCCGTCGCCCGCGACGCCGCCTGCAAACCCCTTGACTTCGGTTTAACGTGCCGATTTCTGACTTTCTCGACTTCATGCCTGACTCGGTCAGCTTCAATGCTTGGCTGAGTCAGGATAGAACGGGAAAACCTACGTACGATGAGCTGAACACCACCGTGGTTCGCTGCCGAATCTCGATGGAAAATCACCTCATTGTGAATGCTGAGGGTCGGGAAGTACTGGCGCGAGGAACCATTACCCTGGGCACGACAGTGGCCCCGAACGTGAAAGATCGGATCACGTTACCGGCCGGAAACGTGCCCACATCGCCGCCGATGCTTGCCGTGAATCTCAGTTCGGATGAGAACGGACCGCATCACGTGGTGATCAAAATTGGGTAAAGTTTGGAAACTTCCGCCGTTACCGAAGCTTGTCAAAGAACCTCCCAAGATCGATTTTCAGTCTGGGAGCGAGGGCTCTGACGTATCGTTTCGAGTAACAGGAATCGAAGCTCTAATCGCAAATCTTAGGAAAATGGGTCCGGTCGCAATGGATGCGGCTGGTGCTGAGCTCTCGATAATCGCTCATGAGATTATCGAGGATGCGAAGGAGAACTACGTCCCATTCCGAACGGGAGTCCTCAAGGACTCTGGGGACAGCGACGAGTACATTCCAAATCGCGGCATCGAGCTCACGCAGATTGCGATGTGGTTTGGCGGCGTGGTTGGACCAGAGGCGCTTGAGCACGGGGTTCGAAGTGCTCAGGAATACGCGTTGGTTCAGCATGAGGACTTGACGTTCCACCACGAGTTCGGTGGACCCAAATACCTCGAACGGCCGTACGATCAGGCAGTTGGAAAGGTTCCCGACCGGCTTGCTCAAGCGGTTTCGAACGCGCTCGGCGGCGACAGCGGATTAGCGGTTGGCTTCGAGGATTCGGCGGTTTCGTACGCAGGGTTTGAATAGTGGTCCTGAACGAGCTTACAACTTTCTTGCAAACGCAAGGGCTGGGCACTCAGGGAACCGACTTGTTCTACGGAATCGTTCCCGACACTCCTGACGCCCTGATTGCGCTGCTCGAGTATCCGGGACGTCAGAGTGAACCGTTGCTTGGGACCAAGACTCTTGGGCTCGTGTATCCCAAGATTCAAGCACTCACTCGAGGCGTGATAAACGACTACGATACGCCACGAATTTTGATTCAGTCGGTCGTGACGCAGTTTGTCACGATCCTGAACGGCAGCTTGCCAGGCTTCTTATCAGTGGAACCGCTAGCTGACCCGTTCTACCTGAAGCGTGACGACAATTTTCGGTGCTACTTCGCGTGTAACTTCTTAGTCACGAAGCAGCCCAGTACGTCCTAGGGGGACCCATGTGGACCACGTGCGCTACGTGCCATAGAATGCTCGAGGCAGCCCACGCCGATGCAGAGGGGAACTGCGTGAACTGCGCAAAACCAGCGGAGAAGTCGGAGTCGGTTGTGGAGCCGGCAACTTCTGACCATCCGCCTTCCGATCCCGAGGAATAGGCATGAAGATTCTACTCGTGACGCCGTCCGTTTCGATGTCCATCGCGGACGTGTCACGCGGTTACAGGCGAGCGCTCGAGCGAGCAGGTCATCAAATCTGCGAGTACTCGATGAAGGCTCGGTACACATATCATCAGAAGGCGCTGCCCGAAGGCGTGCCACCCGAGATTTTGTGCCGGCAAGCCTCTGAGAATATCGCTCTCGAGGCTCTCTACGGTGAGGTCGATCTCGTCCTAATTATCTCGGGGCTGAACGTGCACCCGATCGCCCTCTGGTCTCTGGCGAAGCTCAAGATTCCCGCTGCGGTGATCTTGACGGAAAGTCCGTACGATGACGAGTTTCAAAAGCAGTGGGTCGACCTCACGCACGTCGGCATTGACACGAAGGCGAAGGTTTTCACGAATGATCGCTCGTCTGCTGAAACGTATGGGTGGACGCTTCTGGCGCCGTCGTTTGACCCCGAATTTCACAAACCTTCTCCCGTTTCAAAAGATCATGTTTGTGACGTCGTGATGGTCGGAACGGGTTGGCGCGAGCGACAGGCGTTTCTTGAGTATGCCGACTGGACCGGCATCGATCTTCGACTTTACGGAAATTGGCCGGACCTTGACGAGAAGAGCCCGCTTTTCAAGTTTTACCGACCCGGCATCGTCGACAATGCGCAGATTTCAGAGATTTACTCAAGCGCAAAGATCTGTTTGAACTTTCACAGGGCAAGTCGATTGGCGAAGACTCCAGGACCTCGGGTGTACGAGTTGGCAGCGTGTGGCGCGTTCCAGCTATCCGATTCGCGTGAAGATCTTTCGTCTCTGTTTGGCATGACTGTTCCAACGTTTACGTCACCAAAACAGTTGCAAGAGCAGGTCAAGTATTTCCTGAAGAATGAGGGCCAACGGGCCAGCCTTGCAGACCAAGCACGTCACTTGGTTCAGAACGAGACTTTCGATAGCCGGGTTTGCGACCTCATTTCAGCCATTTCGTAAGGAGAAAAGATGCCTGGTTCAAACGCTATCCACGGTAAGGGTGCGGTCATCTACATCGGCGCGGGTGGCGCTGCACCAATCAATGTTGGCGATCAGCTCGACTGGTCGCTCGACTTCGACATGGCGTCTGTCGACGTCACGCCGCTGAACAACACCTGGAAGTACTTCGTCAAGGGACTCCAGGGCTACACCGGCACGTTCTCGGGAAACTTCGATCCGACCTCGACGCAGCTCTGGCTGTGCTCGGCTGGCAGCACGCAGGCGGAGAAGTTCTACCTGTACCCGAACGGTGCGGCGAGCATGACGAACTACTACTACGGCACGGCGTGGTTCCAGCTGACGAAGATCGTCGCCGGCAGCACCACGACGAAGGCCAACAACGGGTTGAAGCTCACGGGGCAGGGCCCGCTCAGCTTCCAGTAAGATGATCGACGGCTTGGGGAAAGTCCGCGTTGGCTGTGAAGACGCGGCGACGATCAGAACTTGGACCGTCATTCCCCAAGCCGCCGGTATCGGCGTTGTGCAGTCTGACATCGTCGCAGAGATTGCTTCGGCAAATCGATACTGGGCGACGCAAAAACCTACCGAGATTTACCTGTGGCTCGGTAAATGTTGGTGGGTTTGGCCAGTAGAGAGTGTCGATGAGCAGTTTTTCGCTGGTTCGACCGTCACGTTTCGTGTTTTCGGCAATCCTGTGGTGAAGTTTTAGGAGCAAATGGCATGCCTCGCAACCGCTTCGTTTCCGCTGACGTTACCCGCATCGAAATCTCGGACGGTGACTGGATTGAGCTGAAGACCGACCTCAACACCGGTGACCAGAAGAAGCTCGAAAACGCTGGTCTCCTACCTCCAGTCATGATCGATGGAAAACTCATCAACCCCATCGACTGGACCATTTACGAGCTTCTCAGAGCCGAGATTTTCCTGAAAGATTGGTCGTTCAGAGGGCCTGACGACAAGCCCGTTCCGCTCTCGATGGACGCGATTCGCAACCTCGACCCGGAGACCTTCACCGAGATCAGCACTGCGATCTTCGAGCATGTGACGAAGCGATCCGACCAAAAAAAACTCGCGAGGAATACTCTGAAGGCATCATCGTTTCAGACATCTACGTAATGAAGTGGATGGGGTGGAGTTACGACGATCTTTGCAAGGCTCCACCCGAGTACGTCAGCCAAATCATAAAGCTGATTAACGAAGAGGTCGCACGAAATGCCAGTTAGCGCCGGAGAAGTTGAAGCAGTTCTGAGCGCGCGGGACAACATGACTCCCGCGATGGAACGAGCTGCGCAACGAGTCCAGGCGCTGGAATACCAACTCGGTACGCTGGGAACTGCAAGCGTTGCCTCCTTCAACACCCTGAACGCACAGCTTCAGATGGCGGAGTTCAGGTTTGCGCAGTTATCGGCCGCCAGCGCTTCGTCAGGAGCAGGTCAGGAAGAGGTCCGAAGCCAGCTTGGTCGAACCGGTCAGTCGATGGCGGCACTTGACGGTCTTGCGACTCGGCTGATCGAGCGGATGGTGATTCTTTACGCCATTCGTGGAACTTTCAATTTTGTTGAAGGTTTGTTCGAGGCCGCCGACGGCATGGTCAAGCTGAGCAGCTCGACCGACATGACGCTTGGCAAGCTCCAGGAACTGGAGTACGGAGCCGATAAGCTCGGGATTCCGTTCACGAAGGTCTCGACTGCTATCGACACGTTTGACAAGAACCTTGCTTCCGCAAAATCGGGTGCCGTTGACGCGCTGCACGACATCGGCCTCTCGCTTGGTGCGGTTTTGGCAATGAACCCTGACGAGCGATTTGACAAAACTGCCGCCGCGATTGCCGCACTGCCAACTCAGCTGCAGCGAACGAAGGCCGAAGTTGCGCTCTTCGGGACTGACGCCATTGACCCGCTTATCAAGCAACTTGCATCTCTTGAGGCTGAAGCTCGCAAAAACAACGCCGCTATGGGCGACGATACGGTTCATGCGCTGAGCAACACGCTCGCGATGTATCGGAGTTTTGGGTCCGAGCTCAAGCCGATCGTTTCGGGAATCATTGACGACGGTCAAAAGCTTGTCGCTGCATTAGCGGCACCATTTTTCGGTGGCGGCGGTCCAGGAACCAGCACGAATTCGGGGCTCCCACCCTGGATTACGTCACTGCTAGCGCTTCAAGGCATCACCGTTACTGCTCCTGAGCAAGCGAATCCTACTGTTTCGGCTCAGCCTACGGGAGCACGAGCTGGAGCTGGAGCGGGAGCGGGAGCAGGTCCATCTCCAGCGTCAACGCCGTCACTCGATGTCGGTGCAGCTTATATCAGACAGCTGACTGATGAGAAGAACAGCGTCAAGGCGCTGACCGACGAACAGATCAAGGAACTTGAGCAGCTCAAGAAACTTGGAGAACTGACTGAGGCAAATGCTGCTCACCTTGACATTACATCAAGCCAGTACAAGCAGTACATTCAGCAGCTGAAGGACGCTGCCGAAGCTGAACGTGCGCTCATCAGGGAACTTGAGCAGAAGATTCGTATCGACAACGAGTCTGACGCAACGAGCCAGATGGTTCGAAAAAACCTTGCGGACGAGGCGAATTTGGCCCGCATCCGCTCAAGTGAGCTCGACAACGAAATCAAGATGTTCCAGCAAATTGCTCCTCTGTCCGCTGCTCAGTCGCACATCAGCGATTTGAAGCAGCAGGACGCCGACGAGAAGCAAGTTCTTGATACAATGCTCAAGTCGCTCTCGACGGAAAAAGAGCGAACTCAGGCTCAGGACATCTACGCACGAAACCACGAGCGGATTTCGAAGCAGATTGCCGCTGAAGAAGATAACATCACGCGAATCCTGATCTCTCAGGCTCAGGCCGCGAGGTTGGCTCGTGCTTCGAACGCCAAGGGAGACGGGCAACGGCTCGACGGTACTCCCGATGATGCTCACCTGAACATCGCCGACGCGGCAGAGCGCAGGTACGAAGAGGCCCAGCAAGAAATCGACATGAAGCTCAAGGCTGGGATGATTACCCAGGACGACGCGAACGCCCTGCAAATCGCAGCCGCAAGAGCTTTTGAAGAAACGATGAACGCGGCCAACAAAGCTGCGGCTTCGGTCGATACAGCTGGCAAGTCCATGGTGAACGCCGCCAACAGCGCCAAGGTTTTGGCCCAGAGCGTGACAGCAGCTGGTTCTGGACTCGCAACGATGGCTGGGGACGGTGGTCAGCACAGGGACGGGATGTTCTTTGGACCTGACGGCGGCGGCACGGCAGCTTATGGAACAGCCGGCGGATACATTGGCCGACAGGCCACGCTCAGCCAGCTCTGGCGTCAGGCCAATGTTCCTCAGTTCGCCGATGGTACAGATTTCGCCCCTGGCGGTATCGCGGAGGTCGGCGAGCGAGGTCGTGAATACGTGAACCTGCCTAGAGGGGCTAGCGTCTCGCCTAGCGGAGTTCCGGCTGGTAAGACCGAGATTCACGTAAGTGTTAGCGGTGTGATGGATCATTCAGCCAAAGAAGATCTTGGCCGTATGATTGGCCAGCACATCATGGATATACTTAAGGGTGGCATGAAGCTCGGTACTGCATGATTCTTCTCTTTCTTCAACAGGTCGGCGTTGTCGCAGCCCTGACAGGAAACGTCAGCGCTCCAGCGGTGTCTGGAACTCCAGGCAACATTACGGCTGTCGTCACGCCTATCGTAGTTACGGAAAGAAACGTATCGCCGGCTACTACTCAGGGACCGGCTCAATACCCAGCGTCGCTGCCGCTACTTCTGAACGTTACGACTCCAGGTATTCTTGGAGCTCAAAACATCACAGTCCGACTTCCGCCAATTGCTGCAAGAGCTGGCGGAATGTCGGTTCAGCTATCTCCGCTCGTCATTCATGATGTTGTACCACTAGTTGGAACGATTGGTTCGCCGGGACAATTTCAGCCGATTATCACGTTCAACGGGAGCGATTTCTCGAACCTTGTTCGCTACGAAAGCATCCGAATTACCAACGTAGCGGGGGATCAACCGAAACGCTGCACTCTTACGGTTAACAAGACCGGCACTCCTCCTACCGCCGGAATGGACGTCAAGATTGCTTTGCAGTCGGTATTCCCAGCAAATCTGATCTTTGGCGGCACAATTACCCAAGTTGAGCAGTCATTTGACAAGCTCCTTGGTAATACAGTTTACCAAGTCACGTGCACTGGTTACACGTTCCTTCTGAGTGAACGTTATCCGAACGTTTCGTACGTGAACACCAGCGCTGGAACCATCATCGCAAATCTGTTAACCTTGTATGGGCCTCCCGGATTTGCTGCGACATCTATCAGCGCAGGCGTTACTGCAACGCTTACGACAATCAATTTCGACGGTACTCAAGATCTGCCGCACTGTATTTCGAAGTTGATGTCCGCCATCGGCGGTTACTGGCGGATTGACGACAGCAAGATCGTTCACGCCTACTTGGCGGCCGAAACTGACGCTGTACCGGACCCCATTGACGTCAGCAACACGACGGCGATGATTGACCCAGCTTTCAAGTACAAGGTTGACATTAGCCAGATTCGTAACAGAATCAAGGTAAAGGGTGGAAGCGGCGGCAGCACTTCGATTCCAATTGGAGCTGGCGGAGCATCGTTCATACCAATCAGTTCTGCTCTGGCTTTCAACCTAAGTGGACCGGGACAGGCACTTGTCGATATCCCAGTCGCAGGTACTCCTGGGCCGATGAAGACGCCAACGCCGGTTTCGTACACCCAGGCGACTCAGTCGTCACTTGTGACGTCTACTATTCAGTACATTTCGCCACCGTCTTTCGTGGTTCAAAGCACGTCAGTACTGAGCGGTGGTCAGCTTCCGTCGGGATCGTACTTCTACGGATTTACGACGCTGACGCTGGCTGGTGAAACGACACTTGGAGCGTTCACGAGCGTGCTCTCGGGCTTTAACGGGGCCCGGGTGCAAATGAACATCAACATGAACGCGCTGTTCCCGTTCCGAGTCAATGGCGCATATGCGATCAACGTTTATCGCAAGCCAATTGCAAACTCGTTTGGTCAATATCAGCTCGTTGGCTCCATTCAGCTTGGTCAGAGCGGCCTTACGTCACCGTTCTTCGACAACGTTCCAGATAACTCCCTGGGCGTGTTCGCCCCGGTGTTCAACTCGGCAGCTTACTCTGGGACGACAGCGATCGTTTCGAGCATTGGCGGACTAGCGGTTGTTTGTGACCCTGGAACTAACGTCGTCTCCCCTGGTGTGATGACCTACAACGGTGGGGCAGCGTTTTGGTACACTGCGAGCGGCAACAATCTCGTAGTTCAGGCATTCTCTGCTGGCGCGAGCTTCCCGACACCCGGCACCGTTCTGCGAAGTTCAGCGGCGCTTCTAGGCGTTACGGGTCTCAGCACTGGTGCGGCACTTCCGTCGGGTTTATCAGTTTCGTCCTTTACGCAGGCAGATGATGCGGCTTCACAAGCAGCTCTTGCGGCATTACTGGGAAATGGCGATACTGGAGTTCGTGAAGAGTTCATCAGCGACGGCTCGCTCGTTACTGACGCAATGGTCAAGGCGAGAGCGGCAGCCGAACTCGCATACTTCAAAAATCCGATCATTTCGTTTGATTACCCGACCCGCGATTCGAAAGTTGGTCCTGGGCGCAGTGTTCATGTCAATATCGCTGGTCTGACCGGGGACTTCCTAATTCAGCAGGTTGACATCAGCCGAATCGGTACTGACATCGGCGCTAACATCATTCAGAGTCCGTTGTATACTGTTTCGGCGTCAAACGTCAAGTTCACATTACAGGACCTGCTGAGACAACTCGGCGGATTACTCACCCTGAGTGGCAGCGTCATAGGATAGAAAATGGCAAACACAGCGTTCGACAAAGGCAAGGCAGATTTTCTCACGTATCTGACCGGGCAGACACTGAAAGCGATGCTGATGACAACGGCGTATACGCCGACGGTCAGCGACAATTTTGTTTCGGCAATCGTCGCGAACGAGCTCTCCGTTTCAGGGTATACCCGTCAGGCTCTTACCGGCATGGCCGTCACGCAGGATGACGTCAACTCCCGGGCCTACTTCACGGCCAACAACAACGTCTGGGCCGCTCTCGCGACCGGACAGACCATCGGCTGGGTCGTGCTATACATTGACTCGGGTAGCGACGCAACCTCGAAGCTTTACGGGGCGTACCAGACAACTGCTACCCCGACGAACGGCGGTAGTTTCACAATTCAGTGGGCCTCTGGCGCGTCGGTGCCGGGCGGCGTAATTCAGCTTTCGTAAGGGTGGAGCATGGCTGACAATATCACAGTTACTCCTGGTGCAGGAGCAACGGTCAAGACCGAATCGGCGCTCGATGGAGTGGCCCAGATTCAGGCTGTCAAGATCTCGTACAGCACTGAGGCAAAACTCTCGGTTAAGCAGATCAACGTCAGCGCGAGCGGTCAAAACACCCTGATTGCCGGCGTCGGTGGTCAGGTTATCAAGGTCTATTACGGGTTCCTGGTCGTCAACGGCACCGTGCTGTTCGATTTCAGAGACGGCGCGACGACGTCCCTGAATGGAGCTCCGTTCCCGCTAGTTATCAACGGCAGCATCAATTTGCCGATGGTTAGCGAACCTTGGCTCACGACATCCTCAGGAAACGCCCTAACTTGTAACCTTTCGGCGGCGGTCACCGTGACCGGCGTCCTGTTTTACACGCAGGCATAAGGATGATTATCTATAATCCTACGTCGACCAGTAGCGTTACGGTTAGCACTACTGGGACTATCAACAATCTAGATTTCAGCAACGCAAACGTCATCCGCATGACGAATGCGTCAGCTGCAACAATCACCGGCTTAAAAGCCGGTACGGACGGACAGCGAGTTATTATCTTCGCTCTTGGTACCGGTGATGTGGACTGCGCAAATGCGAGTGCGTCGTCCTCCGTTGGTAACCGCTTTTCCCTGGATGCTACTAGCAGCAGTCGGCTGCGAGCAGGTCTTAGCCGAATCGAACTTGAGTACGATACCACTTCGGGTGTCTGGCGCGAAGTCAACAGTTATCTGTGCGACTATGTGTCTTCAATAACGAACCTGACCGCTACGCCCGTATCAACGGGCTATCAGGGTGCAAGTCAGCTTACAAGCGTGCTTATCATTGCACCTTCGGGCGACAAGGCGACGTGTATCTTAACGGCGCAAGGCGGTGCTGGTGTCGGGTGGTCTGGCACCTGGTTTGGTCCTGGAACTGTAACCGCTGGCGCCTTAACGTTCACAATGACAGGTAGTGGTGCCGAACCATATACCATCAACCTAGATTCTGGCGGAGGTACGATCTCAATTGCCCGTAATGGTGCAGGTACAATTACAGGTGTAACTACCGTTATTTGTAGAAGACTGATGTAATTCGGCTAATCCCTGGGGGGACCACGACCGTGATTGATACAACCGTACACCTTGGCGACATTATCACGACGTTTATCGCCGCAATCGTCACCCTGATCGGGTGGGGAGTGCGAAAGATGTTTTTCTCGGTGTATCGATTCATCAAGAGCGTCGATGGCTACGAAGAGCGGATTGAGTCAAGCGCGGAGGTAATCGACCTTCACACTGACGCGCTGGCAAAATCTGGATGGCTGCACGAAGACGTCAAGCTTGTAAGCAAGAAGCGTCGAGCTACTGATCGGTCGTCGTTCCGAGGGAGCTACTGAAATGGGCTACCTCACCATCGCTAATGATGTACCAACTCCGGTAGAGTTCAAGCTGATGCGTGCCTCGGGGATTAGAATCCTCGCGGCACTCAGCGACGTCGCTCGGTCCTCAGGAATTGTGCTGCAGATTACGTGCGGGTCGAACAGTCACCCGGCGCTGGACCCACACACGCTGGGAGAGGCTTACGACGTCAGAAGCCACAACCTCAGCGCGGCTCAGAAGCAGTTGGTCTTAAACCTGACGATGAACGAACTCCTGGACGGGGTCGGAGATATCGCGCTACCAGTCTCGGGAGGAATTGCGACAAAGTTCTTTTTCGGCTTTCTCGAAGCGGCAGGAACACCGAATGAGCACTTCCACTTCCAGCGGCGTAAAGGCGTCGTCTGGCCACCAGTTACCGTCAGCGCAGCACAAACAGTAAAGGCATAACCATGGTCAGCGTTATCAGCGTTCTTCGATTCAACACGACTGCAACGCCCGGAAAATACACGATCACGGCGCCGCAACCGAACAGCTTTCGCGACGACAAGGGCAACCCGTCGCAGGCTGGAGACGTGCTCAGCGTGCAGCCCAACGGCGACATTCAGGTGCGCCGAGCTGGAACTGAAGGTGTGTTCGAGCTCTGTCAGCGGGACGGGCTCTTCGGCATCTATCAGATTGATCAGAACTCGCCCATCACGGTGATTGCGCCGACGGGATTCTGACATGAACAAGCTCCTGTGGTGGCCACGTGGAGGAGGCGGCTTTGTTCCGCCTCCAATGTCCGAGCGCATCAAGATTCGTGGCGCGATGTGGACGGCTCGAGCTCCGCTACCGTGGGGTCCGCGGCCCATGCAGCCGGACAACTCCGTTACGATCGACTACTTCGAGTGCCATACGCCAGCGAACCAGGACCTCATCATTTCGGTGTATGGTCCCAACTCGCCACGCAACTACACCAGCGCGCCACTTGGACCGATTGTGGACCCGGGCTACCATGACCAGCTCCCAGCGACCGACTGGCGTGGTAACTTCGACTTTTACCTAGATGCCGCTCAGAAACTCGAAACGTCCGGCATTAAGTGCGTTCACTTTCTACGTCCCGACCGCGGTGTCGCTGGGCTTGACTGGACAGTCGAGGATTTGGACCGAGAGCTGACACCTTTGTTCTCGGCACCCCGCGCCCAGGCGTTGATGCACTCAGTTTGTTTGGGATGGGAGCCCGGACCGAAGTATTTCTACGACAATGCCTGGTGGGTTCAGATGTGCCAGTGGATGGCCCGAGTCTTCCCAAACTCGCTGCGCCTCATCCACATGGTCGCTGACCAGGATTCGCCAGTAGGCGGCAACGACAGCGGTCCCGGGGTGCAGGGTTGGGGCTGGACGAACGTCGCACCGTACATCCACGGGTTCCTAGCGCAATACGGTGGGTACGTGGGCATGGCTGAACAGAACATCCCACACGGTTCGGCAGCGTTCAACTCCGGCTACGCGGCCTTCAAGTCGAACTTTGCCGCAGCAATTTCCGACCTACAGGATCGCTTCAACACAGGTCGTTCTGGCTTTCCCAAGGGCAGCGCGTTTGGCCCTATGACTCCCCTGCGAGTGTATGCGGGCGAGTATGCCGCCTATGCTGACTACTGGAACAACTATCCAGAGAGTGAGTCTGTGGAGCTCGGCGAAATTGCCATGACGGCAGGAGCGTCTGGCTTTTTGGACGGAGGGCAGTAACTCGTGCTGAACGCCGATTATCCGCGATCGAATTGGGTCGATGCGCTCAACTCGGCACTCACTTGCCCAAAGTGCAAGACATCCAATATTCCGAAGGCCTCGCCGACGGTTACGCGTGAGCAGGATGGCAGTTTGTTCTGCTCGAACTGTTCACACAGCTGGAGAGACAAGCCACCGCTTTCGGCAGCGATGTCTCCAAATTCTATGACTGATCCACCGCTGGTCATCACTCGAATGCTTTTTTCGTAGTTTCAACAGGAGGGTAACGTGGTACTTACAACGAAGATTTTCGACGCAATCGGGTTGACTCGGGACTCGATTGCCCTGTTCTGGACCAAGTGGTGCGCATTCATCGTGGCACTCGCGGCGATGGGAACCAACATCACAGCCGTGGGGATTCCCGAGAAGTATGCCCCAATCATCGCGGGCCTTGCGCTGTTCATCTCAGTTTCGAGCGCTCAGCACCGAACAAGTGAGCTTCCGGGGAAGAACGATTACGTGTCCCCTACGACGCTGAACAGGATCGGGATGTTCCTCCTGTTCAGTCTCGCAATGACGGCTTGCTCGCACCTCAACCCACCGGCGGGTACGTACACGCCAGCGGTAACGCAGACCTACCAAGCCGACGTCCTGATCAAGGACCTGGACGCGTTAGGCCAGACGGCTCGCAACCTGAACGCCTTGCCGACGACGGACAAGGAACATCTCAGCGATCTAACGACGTCGAAAGTCCGGGACGTCTCCCTGATCATGGGAGCGGGGATCAACGCGTATGGGAACGGGGCAACGACTCTGCAGGGCCTGAAAACTTCCCTCGATTCAATTACCCTGGCCCCAGGCCTCTTGACAGCAGCTCGAATGGCGGTGGACCAAGCGATCCTGGAGCACGGAGCGCAAGCCAACACGATGCTGTTCGTGAAGGACGTGTTCACGTCGTTTATGAACGGCCTGCCTCCAACAACGATCACCAACAAGTCGCTGGCGGCGGCCCTGGCAGCAGTCCAGGGAGCCTTAGCCGGCATTCAGTAGGAGAGACGAAGATGGACGCAACCGAAGCAGAAACAGCGGCAGTGACCGTCGAGAAGGTCGCCGAGGCACTCGTGCCGGCGATCGCACCGTTCGACCCACTGATTTCCCTGATCACGACAGCCATCATCGCGCATTTCAACGCGACGAAGGTATGGCCGACGGCGGATCAGGTAACGGCAGCGCTTCCGCCGGACTACAACAAGTTCGTCGCCAACTGGGCGGCGTGGAAACCCTCGGGCGACGGCAGCATCAAGTAGCATGGCGATCTCGCTGGAACAAGTAGGAACGCCGGAGCCACTGTGGCGTTCGGCGTTCCTAGTGCCGTTAGAGGTCACGCCTCTCGACGACGGTATCAACTGGCGCGTCGACGAGTCGTATGACTTCGAGTCAGCTATCCTGGACGACATCATCACCGTTCCAGCGGGGTTCGTCACCGACTTCGCTTCGATTCCCAGAGCGTTCTGGTGCGTGCTGTGGCCGACAGGCAAGTACGCGAAAGCGGCCGTAATTCACGACTATCTCTATCGGACCAAAGGAAAGGCAACAAAGGTTCAGGCCGACCTTGTTTTCCTAGAAGCGATGCAGGTTCTAGGAGTCAGCCGATTAGTTCAGCGAATCATGTACCAGGCAGTCCATCGCTTCGGCTTCAGCTCGTATCACGGAGGTTTGTGATGAAAGTACTGCTTTTTGTGGCCATGCTCGCCTTCGTCGCGGTACCAGCTCGGGCCCAGGTGCCAATCAGCCCAAGCGGTGTGAGCTTCACGTACGACGATGCGAACCTCAGCCTCGCCTCAGGATTTCAGGTTGATTTCTTCCAGTGCGCTTCGCTGCTCAACGGGGCGTGTCAGGGTCAGGCAACGGTGGCGATGCAGTCGGTCACCGTACCAAAAGCGAATCTAACCACGCTGACGCCGGTAGCGCCGGATACAAACAACCGTCTCATCAACTTGAAAACGGCGCCGGTCACTACCGTTCTGAGCGCGTTTCCTGCCGGTGTGCCATTCGTTATAGCGATGGAAGCTATCCCCGATCCAAACGCCGGGGCGACTGGGGGAAACTCGGCAGAAAGCGCACCTACTGGCCCTTTTTTCGCGGCGGGCAAGCCGGTTCCTGCGGTAACGGGAGTTCGAGTAGTCAAGTAACCGTTACGATCGCGACCTTCGACTCAGCGGCCCGCCTGGGTCAACCGATGAAGGTAGGCGTAACGGGGACTGGGACGATTTCGCTTGTGACGGTGTGGCTGAACGACGGGGTATCGGAGAGTGACGTCATTGCGGCTGGAGGCTTTCAGCTCCAAGGTCAGATGACGGCACTTCTTGAACCTAAGATGCTCGGCACTTGGCACCTTCACGCTCGGGTGACGGACCTTCAAGGATGCTCGTCAGAAACCGGACTTGTAAGAAACGTGACTGTGACTCCATGAGATACTTGCTTGCGATCTTACTCCTGACGATTCCGACGCAGTCGATGGCGCAGACCCCTGTCGGCGATTACCCAGGAATTATCCTGTACTTGGTCGCCGACGGCACTGCACCGAACAAGCCGAGCAGCACATTCAGATTGCTAGCGCCGAGCGAGATTACGTGCCAGCTCGAGAACACCGCGGCTCCGACAGGCGCGCTTGCAAGTTCGTACTTCATCAACTGGGCCGATCCCCTGAACGTGGGGCTCTTCTGCCAAGTCGATGCTACTCTGTACGTTCAGCAGCTTCCGCCTGGGATGTGGTACGCAAGTCTGACATTCGTGCTACCTGCGGCCAAGTGGGACCCGTGCCCGGAGATGGCCACCACAGGCGCGTGTCTGCCGAAGACGCTCGATGGCCGGTTATACCCGACGTATAACATTCAGGGACACGAGACTCCGGCCTTCGCGGTTGGCGTGTTCTTGAAACCGCCGACGAACTTGCTGGTCATCAAGGCCAATGACTAGCTTAGTGCCTGCGGGGCTATCGGCTCGACAGTACGGAGCCAAAATCGCGTGGGCGAGGCGCAGAGCGAAGTACGGTGAGAACGGACTAACGCCGTTGGGTAAGGAGAAGCTTAGCAGACTCTGGGGTCGTATGGCTCACTGGTCATCGAAAAAAACGCACTGCAAGCAAGGTCATCCGTTTTCGAAGACCAACACGAAGCTTATGCCGGGTAAGAAGCCGGGAACCTTTCGGCGACGATGCATTGCTTGTGACTCGCAGCGAAATCGCAAGCGGCCCCGTTGGGCGATGATTGGAAACGCACGGGTCTGCATCTTCGCCCATGACAAGTTTTACGAGCGCTCAGTTCACCGACTCAGGAAGTTGCGCTCAGCAGCTCACCCTGACTGTGGCGGCACGACAAAGAAGTTTCAAGCCGCCTGGACAACTTTGAAGGAGTTCATCGACCTCGAGGTTCAGTGGTACAAGCAGTTCAATCTTGCTCCGCCACGGTTGAAGGAAAGCAGAGTTTCCATTAACCGGAGGAGCCGGCTTAAAAAAGCCGTTTGAGACCCGGGCGCCACACCCGGTAGGCCGCGACTGAGGACGCTGGTGGTCATGCCCCATTCAGTAGATTCTTGGTCGCGGCCGATTTCTTTTCCGAAACTCTCTATCCTTAAACCGAACCCCGTGTTGCTTGCTGCAAAACTGACGCGGCCTGCCCACCTTTTTCTGATTTAAGATAGGCCCGCCGCACTCCTTACACACTTTTGTCTGTGTAGGTAAAGTCATTAAAGGGGCTCGCCATAGTAACTATCATGGTGTATTTTTATTTTTTCGCTAGGGTCATCTCTGGAGTCAGCAGAAGTGCTACTTTTCACTTGATTGGGCTAAAAGCGCCCTCGTGATGACCTCGGTGATCTGCGGAGGCTCGTAGCCTTCCTTCGTGACCTTCCCGCCCTTGTTGGTTTTGTCCAACGGGCGCTTGGTCATGTTGGAGCGGTGCACCTCTTTGAAGACCGCGCTGTGAGGGATACCGAAAGCGATGGCCGTCCCGACGACGACGTATTCCAGGTCGGCGAGTCCGTCGGCAATCAGCTCGAGGTCTCCCGAATGAATCGCCATCGCGACCTCGCCCAGCTCCTCCATCATCAGCCGAAGACGCAGAATCTTCACGTCCATCGGGATGTGTGGCGTGGGCTCACCTGCCCTGAACTGATCATGCTTGACCATGAACTCGCGAACCAAGTCTTCGTGCGTCATTTTGGGTCCCTCGTGAATCGGAGAATCGTTCCGTAGTCGTTAATCGGAATTACCACTGGGCGAAAGGCAAGGTCGCTGAGTTCAGGGAGTCGAGTTCCCTCCCACTTTGCTAATTGCTCGAGCTCGTCATTCGTAGCGCGCTTCATGAAAATCTTGGGGTTGAAAATCCAGGTCTTATCGCCGCGTCCCATAACGTAGAAAGCGCGGCTCAGGGAGGAGAGGGCCAGCATATTGAAGTACTGGTCCTTCTTCTCCATAGCTCGATCGTAGAACTGCTCACCCCGTTTCAGGTACTTCATTTCCATCCACGCAGTTCCCATCGGCCCGGTCGAACTTACATCGGGGATAGCCCGAGTGAACCGGTCACAGTGTTTGAATGTGAGGTTCCCCATGTCCCGGAGGTACTTCACAATCTTTCCAGAGTACTCGCTTTCGGTCATTAGTACAGGTCCTCTGAAAAGAGAATAGTACCGTGCAATTCCCCATCGTGAGAGTAGGCGGATTTGGCGCCAGCTGCTAGCTGTAACTTCATCGCCTCCTTGCGATCCACGAATCGGTTACGGGACGTGATGAACCCCTGCTCAATGGGTCGCGGGTCCAACCCCCTATTCACCAAGTTCCGGATGCAGTCGTCATGTCGATGGCCTCGGATAATCAGGTCACCCATCTTGACGGCGGCACAGATACAAACCTCCGGCTGGGTAGCCGCCTTTCCATTCTTAAAGGCGCGATCGATGGAAGCAGACACGGCCTCGATTAGGCCAACGTCATCGGCTACATTTAGCCATGTGCGCAGAGCTGCTATTTCTAGTAACAGCCGGTCATATCTGCCTCCCAGCTCGGCATAGTTCACTGAAAGTACTCCTTGGCCTGCTCTTCCGAGGAGACCTTTATCTCAAATCCTTTGCCATGTCTAGCTTTATCTCGCTTATGACGAGACCGTTCCACCATGGATAACCACGTTCTTTTTGCCGAGCTATCCAGGATTCGGCCTTTCCTCGAGTGCTGAATACGCCATAAAAATCTGGATTTGTGGCAGGACCCGAATCATCCGTTACCACGTATACTGTAAGCAACCTCTCAGAGTCGCATAGTGGACAGTCTTCACGACTGTGAATCCATTGCGGATGATTTGGGCAACTCATGCTGCTGGTAACTCCCAGCCTTCTTTTTTCCACTTTTTGGGAATCGAGGCCTCACCCCAACTGCTAGCGACGTCGACGTCCCACTTCAGCGGAACGCGCATCTTAAGCTCTGGCACCGGTTCCTCGAGCAGTTCCTTGACTTTTTCGCCCATCTTGGGATCCTTGAGATCCCCGCCGAAATCGTCGTGAACGGTCATCCTAAGCAACAGCCCCAGGCGCTTTCTTGCATTGTACAGCTGTCTGAGCTTGATCTTAAGGTAGTCTGCCGAGCTACCTTGGAGCACGCGGTTCAGGGCGCTGTGGAGCCGTTCACCATTCGGGAATCGAGCTCGCCTGCCCTTGATGGTCTTGACGTAGCCGCGAGTCTTTGCGACCCGCATCACTTCGTCCATCAGATCTCGAGTCTCAGGAAACCGCTTATTGTACTCAGCGTAGAGCGCGTCGGATTCTTTCCTTCCGGTTCCAAGCTGAAAGGCCAACTTATCCTTGCCTCCACCGTAGAGCATAAGGAAGTTGACGGTCTTGGCTGGCTTCCGTTTAATAGAGCAGAATTCAGCGACCTGTTCATGGAAGTCAGTATCTGGGTAATCGTTGAAGATCTTAATGAGTCGGGCGGATCTGGAGTAGTGAACGAAAAATCTGAACTCAATCTGACTTGCGTCAGCCTTAAGCCAGTAGCACCCGGGTGCCGGTTTGAAGAGGTACCGAACAAGGAAGTCCCTGAGCCCCGTCTTGTCGGCTTGACGCTCGGGATCAAACACCTGCTGAATGTTGACGTGGCTGGAAGAGAACCGTCCCGAAATAGTGCCGTAATCGGCGTCACCCTTGAGCTGATGAAGCTGGTAGTAAAGAATTCCGTTTCTCTGGGCTTTAAGATACTTTCTAAAGTACTTGGAGTCCAGGCTATCAATGCCACGGCCTTCCCTTACCAGCTGAACAACTTCGTGGTTAACTTCTTTCAGAAACTCATCAGTGAAGCTAGGTTGACCATTCGGGAAGCGCTCTGTAGGTTCGGTTCTCGGATACTCAAGCTGGAGTAGACCGAACAGCTGAGCAAGGTCGTGTCCCGAATTCGGGTTAACCTTTAGACCCGTTGCCTGCGAGATCATGAAAACGATGTTCTCAAACCGACGACGCGATTTCGTGCTCCAACGGTTCAGCAACTCAAGGTCAAGAGGTACCCCGTTCCGCTCCATCTCGCAAACAGCATAGACGATGGAATCTTCCAGATCAAGGACTCCGTCGAGTTCTTGCTCGGTAACGAGAGGAGCGAGGTGGTCGTCCAGGTCCAAGGTATCTTCGGCGTCAGACTCGGCATAAGGACCGACTTCATATGCGGGAAGTTCCCAAATTCTGGATCTGTCAATGTCATGCTTCCTCCGCTTTAGGAAGTCGAACAGCATGTCGTCCATCTTGAACGATCGCCGCTGATCGCTCAGGAGAGCGGCTTTATGCTGAACTTCCCTGATCGAACATCCGATCTCTTCAAGGTCGACCCCGAATTTGCGGGCCATCTGGATGTCGAACTTGCCGGACAGAGTAACAAGCGTTTTGCCCTTGAGCTCATTCTGCATCCAGCGGCGAACAACGCCCTTGTCAAGGTTACCGCCGCCGCGGTGATTTACTGGCAAGTAAAACTTGCGATGGTCCTCGAGGCAAAATGAGAAGCCGACGGGCATCGAGTCCCCATGCCAATCGACACCGTCCGCCTCACAGTCGTAGCTGAGGCGCTTGAAACGGGAATCTAAAACCGGGAGACTCTCAGGAGCCCTCCACCCGGTGTCTGGGGATATCTGACTCAAGAGACTGCCCTGAACGTCGCCCTTTGGTCGATTACGGCTCATATTCGGGAACCGCCATGTGGACGACTGAAATTCCCCGGTTCCAGAGCAATTCCTTGCCTAACGTGTCGGGGTAATCTTCTTCGAAAACCACTCGAGTGATTCCGACATTCACAATCACTTTCGCGCAGGTGAAGCACGGGAACGTGGATGTGTAAATAACGGCCGCGCGCTCAGGAGCTCGGCATTGCAAGACAGCGTTCATTTCGGCATGTACGGCTTGGCACCGAGAAGAGTCTCCTGACTTGTCCAGTGCACCTGCACACGGCTCGTCGGTGCAATGAGTCGCCCCAGACACAACCCCGTTATAGCCCATCGACAGGACGTGTCCCTTGTTATCGGTGATTATCGCACCGACCTTTCGGCGTGAGCACGTGGACCTTGACGCTACGAGTCGAAGCATTCGCATGAAGTAGACGTCGAGATTAGGTCGATTCACAACTTTGCCTTCCAAGTATGTCAAGAGCTTCCGTTCTTGGTGCCTTGAGAATCTGCGCGTAGCGCCACCATCTCGGATCGTCGGTCGCGTCGATTACGCCGGAATGAGGGTGCCACAAGACGCCTAGGAGCCATCGCGGGGGCATCCCTGGGGTCCCTAGTGAACTTAAAGAATACCCACTGGAGATATCATCAAGGAGCCCCATGGCTCCCTCTAGGTCACGGGAGTAAAGGTGAGATGACCCCAGGTTGAACTGAACAAAGCCCGGATCACATCGCAACTCGCCGCAGATGCAGTTTAGAAGTTGTGAAAAGACGAAAAAATCGTAGGGAAGACCAAGCCAGATATCCGAGCTACGCATCCCCACGATCAGGGAAATGACATTACCGCGACGCAGGAACTGCAGTGTTAGGGTACATGGAATATCTTTCGAGGCTGGTGGAGCTGGGGTCCAAATCGAAATCACCGCTTGACGAGTGTCGGTCTCGGTGAGCTTATTAAGAACCCAACGCCGCTGGTGCTCAATTCTCGGTCCATAGGCTCCAGCAAGCACTACACCGTCGTCGCTGAACTGTGCAAGCCGAGAATTGTACTGGGCGATGGCGCCGAGGTTATCGCTTCCGGCCATAATCCAGAGCCACTCGGCGACCATGAACTTGTAGTTCAAGTTCCGTCGCGGGTGGACCAGGATATTCTGTAAAGCGTTCTCGACTCGAAGGACCACGCCAAGCCGCTCGAAGGTCTCCTGACCTCTTGGTGATCGCTGGTCTCCGCAAATTAGGTGTGAAAGAAGCCGTTCCCATGCCTCATGAAAGCTGCTGCCCGTGATTGCCAAGACCATTGTACGATGCCAACCTTATCTTGCGGAGCATGTCCACGTAGGTGTTTTTCTCACTGCTCCGGAAACGTTTCCAATAAGCCGGGTGTGGCATCAGGACACCAGCTGTGCTATTCTCGCCGGTGTTGAAGTGCCGCCGTGATTCTTGACCAAGGAACACTGGAATTGGCTGACCCAGGGTTTCCCAAACCTCACTAGGCCGCCATGACTTACCGTCGATTCTGACGGCGTTCATCATCGCGAACTCGCGCTCGAGATAGCCAGCTTCTTCGATGCAACCGTTCAGATAGCTACTGCTCGCGTTCAAAGCCATGAACGGGAGGTCGATAAGCGTCGAGTTGGCCCGCTCACCGATGAAAAGAAATGCTGGAGACGTCGACCCGATCACCCCGGGAGGCAGAGCTTTCCTGTCGCAGAATGACGACATGAGAACGTCGACTGCCATGTCTAGCGGCATCTTGGTGTAGTCGTACTTGCCCGTTACTCCGAAATCGAGCATGTCGGACAATTTCCGATACTCGGAGTAAATGGCCTCGAATGGAACTTCATCGGCGACATACTCGGTTGCATGCCTTGATTTCCAGTTTGCGAGACAAACTTCGTAAGGTGGCAAGCACGCGACGACGCTTGCTCCGTAGCCGTTCAGGATGCGGGTCAGGAGTTTGACACCCTGGGTGCCGAGGCGGTCCTGACCGCGGTAAATCTTCCCGTAAGTTGCCTCGCCCATATGAAGTCTGTCGATGACGACGTTCTTCTTCGAGTCGCGGGCGTTGATGAGAACCGTGACGTAGGTCTCGAACAGGTCCTCTGACGTCGACGGAACACCCAGGTGGACGTACTCGAAACCGTAGCGCTTGACAAACTCCTGGGCGAGCGTTGTTTTGCCGGAGCCGTCGGGTCCCTCAAGAACGATGATTTTGGCCATTTTCTGCGAATAGCTCCCATGTTCGAGGAAACGTCTGAGCGATGAAGTCTCCGACGGCGTTTGCATATTGGCGAATCTCCCACTGAGCTGCCGTGTCCATTCGTAATGTTAGGAACGCCAACCAATTACGTAGATTCGCGCTCGCCCGCATTCGAGAATACTGCGTTGTTGGAAGCACCCTGCAGGCCAGTTCTCTTGAGATGCCAGCTTTTAGCAACCGCTGATATCGAGCCCAAGAGTCCCGATAGTTGTCCTCGAACTCGTGTTTGAGGATAAGGTACATCTCATCGGTGAGCGGCTGGTATTCACTACTCTGTTTGTTCTTCGTTGCCTGGAATCCGTGCTCGAGTCGCTCACGCGACGGCACGTACGAAAGTTCAGGAAGTTCGACATACCGGCCGCTCATCTCGTTGTATGATTGCGTTCGGTGCCGGTGCCACTCCCTGAACACGAAAATCGGCGCTTGAATCTCGATGGTCATGCCGGCCATTTCGAACGGGGTGGCGTGCCTGTGCTCATAGAGGTAGCGAAGCAGCTTCTCGTCACCGAGAACCCTGCCAGTGTTCTCACACTTGTTGCAGCCTCTTCCCCAAACAAGTTCACCAGCGCTGCAATGCGGGCAGGGCTTGGGGCCCCACCCGAGGAATCCCTTGCTTGTTGACATCCTGGCGGCTTCGATGATCGCTTCATCGGAGCCCCAGGACTCAATGTGCTTGGTGTAGCCGTGGTCGAGAAGTTTAGTTTCCATCGGTCGAGCCGGAATCGCTCACTTCCGACGAAGGAGAAGAGTCGTTACTCCCAGCGCTATCAGCGCTAGCAGAAAGATTCTCAGATTCTGCAGCGCTCGACCCTGGAACGACACTGTCATCGCTATCGCCAAAATCTGCACCGCCACCCCCTCCGCCCGACTCACCGCCGGCAAAGGCCGTCGAGTCTTGAGCCTGAATCACCGGCTCTTCTTCCTCGACATCGGTCGCGGTGTCAACGACGAGCGGGTCAAGAACTACGGTCTGAGCCGGCGGCGGGGCGAAACGGGTCACTTCGCTGTAGTCCGCATCGGCACGGTTCTGGAAGTGATCCCTGATCTTTGCCGCGTGCGGCGTACAGAGCAGGATCGTTCCGTCGGGACCATCATACTGGTACAGCGCGCGCAGATGGCAAGTAGGAAACGATGAATGGAGCCCGTGATGCTGGCATCCCGCTGGCTCGCCTTTGTATTCGGTCAACATATCAAATTTCTCCGTTCCGTCTTCATTGAGACACTTCGAGCAACCGTCAAAATCCCGCCACCACCAGACCTTAGAGTTGCAGCGAGGACAAGGCCGATTACCCAACTTAGCGACGACTTCTAGACTGATGGTATCTGCTCAGTGTTTCAACGATCTGAGCCCTTTTTCTTTCCGATAGCCAAGGCCACAAAAGACACGAAATAAACTGAACATCTTGAAAATGTCCAGTTCTCCACATGTAACCTTGTCCGTTACCCATCACATATATCGAACCTGCGCCACCAACGGCAAGCTGAAATTTCTCAAGTATGCCACGGTATTTTTGGTTAACACCGCAACTTACTTGTTCGCTTCGACCTCCGCCACTAACAACTTTACTGTGAAACCCTGTGCAACCTTCGCCATCATAGAATCCTGCCGCCCAAGCGAGTAGCTCACGATTCCATGGGCTTTTGCAGAACCCAGAGATTGTTCCTCGACGCGTCCGGATAGAGAGCGGCAATAAAGGTGGCCATGACGTCTCCGCCGAACCAGTCTTCAAGTCTGTCGTAGACATCAAGCCCCGCTTTGTCATTGGCCTCGATCATCGCCCGTCGAATTGCAGGCTTGGATGCGAATGTGCCGATACGCTTTTCGATCTCGAATCCGGCGAGTTTGACAGCTTCAGCGAGTTCGGGAATTGTCCACTCGTGGATGTGGTTGGCTGCGGCGAGTCCATCGAACACTGGAGTCGAGAGGTACAGAAGACCACCTGGTCGGAGAGCGTAGAACAGGTTGTCGAGCAACTTTGCCCCGTCATCCGGCGCCATGTGCTCGATTACTTCGAAGCAAACGGCTTTATCGAATGGAGTGTAACGGGCATCGACCAGAGCCTTCCCGTTGGTGACGAAGTCGAAGTTGTCGTGGATGTCGGCCCAGCGGGTGTTGGTCTTCTTGGGGATGTTGTTGAGATCGACGCCGACATATAGGTCAGGAACAGTCTGGATTCGATTTCCCAGTACGTACAGGAGGGGAAGGTCCTGTCCGCAGCCGATGTCGAGAATCGACTCGCCCTGTTTGACTTGCCGTGAAACCCAGCCCCATCGAAAGAAGTGCGATGCATAGTCTCTGTTCACGATTCTCCCGTGTCCGCTTGCATGTAACTGAGTTTTGTCGAATCTGCGGTCCTCTCTTACTCGTTTTGACCGGGTGGCTTGGCGATCCAATACTGCATTCCTTTCAGGGGATTCTTAGAATCTTTTCCCCGTTCTATCTCACCGTTATGCCACATACGGTTGAGTGTGGAAGAGAGGCTGGCAGGTTGAAGGTCAAGGAGCTTGGCAAGTTCGTAGCATGTCTGCGGCGATTTCTTGCGCAGCGCGGCTAAAACCAGTTCCCTTGCGGTCAGCTGCATTATGAAGTAATTCTATCACGGTGGGAAATTGTTGTACACAACAATTTAATGCGAAATGCAACTTTACGAGGTAAAAATGCTGCCAGACGGTCGCGGCGGTTCCATCCGTATCATCGCTTCGCGACCTGAGGCCGCTCGCTCTCCGGAAACCCCTCTCACGGAGATTCCTATGAATACCGAACCGAAGTTCGTGTATCGGTTTTCTCCGCTTCCGCCTTAGGGTCATCACCCGTCTGGCAACTCCTGCGAACACAGGACTTGGTGGAGGTGGGGGGAATCGAACCCCCGTCCGAAAATCCTTCATCGCATGCATCTACGTGCGTGACCTTTCGCAGACCCTCTGCCCGCGGTCAACGGGTATTACTGTCGCGTCCGCGAGTTGTCTCGCCATGCCGGTCCCCTCGGACTCTGTTCTCCCAGCATTAGCCAGCCGAAATTATGACTGACGGTCCGCCGTATCGGCGTCGGCGGTGTCAGCGCGCGGGTGTTAGGCCGCGCGAGCGAATTCGGGTTCCGCGTTTAGCAGAATCGCCCTCAGATTAACGAGTTAAGAGCTTGCTCGGCACGCACACACGATTCACGATCCCCGTCGAAACCAGGACACCCCCAAGCTGAAAAAAGTTGAGTTCGTTGAAGTCTGCACCCGTCAATGTAACGACTGCAGGTTCCTCAGCCACCTAGCCCGTCGGGTCATTACGCCGGCGGATTCAGTGATTTGACTATTTTTCTCGTGCCACGAACTCGCAGGCACATCCAGACCTTTTCGCGCTCTCGGAGGCTCTCAGCTCGACGCTGAGCCGGATTGTAAGCCTTACCGGCGACTTCGAAGAGAACGGCGCCCGCATCTTGCGATGTAGGTTTTTCCCTCAACCATCGTATCGGAATCAGCTTAAACTTTCCGTGTCCCTCTGCTCTTACTGGCTGGCGTCTGGTGCCGTCGTTGGGGAGGTCCCCAATCTTGCATTACTTAGTCCGACCATGAAAGCAGCGACCGCTGGCGGTACAGGCTCCCGTACGGGTATGCCCGACCTTGCCTTTGATCTGCTTCTTGTTCACCGTCTCAAACTTGACGGCAAGCGCTTTCTTCTTCGCCATGAAGCATCACCACCTTTCGTTGGCTTACTTCATGGCGCCTCCTTTGAGATTCATGGTACTCTCCTTGAAAACTTGGCGCCGGTCAGGAGGTCCTGAACGCCGCTAAATCTTCAAAGCGGTAGGGCGGGGAACTCGCTCCCCGCCCCGTCTCCTTGGCGAAGCTTTACGCCTGGGGCGCGTCGGTCGATGCCGGGGTCTCCGACACCTTGACGAACCCTTCCTTCTTGAACTGCGACAGGTAGAAGCCCGCGACGCGCTCCTTGTCCTGACGCGTTCCCGCGAACACGCAACGATCCGCGACTTCCTTCGCCGTAAGCGGCGTGCCGCCGGCCGCGTTCAGAGCGTCCATGACTTCCTTGCCCTGTCCACGCATCTCCTTCGTCGGGGTCTTGTCCGTGCGGACGTAACCCTGAGCCGCCCGAACCGGGGCCGGACGAGTTGTCGCCGGTGCCGTCTGCTCCGTCTCCGCCACTGCGCCTTCCTTGCGAGCCATGCCAATTCTCCTTCTGAGCTGGATTGGGTCCAGCCTTGTTTTGTCCACCAAGTCGACAACCGAGTTCGGCGAAAATACCGAATTTCTCAGGTGCCGGTTAACAATCTTGGTGACACCTTTACGTGTCGTTATGGGCGTCGGATGGGCAGAAAGATGAAAACAATAAGCTCCTGAATGGCTTACCGTGTCCACATACCACACATCGCCGGTGACCGTCCGGAAGATGTCTCCCGGCTCTAACCGTCCACCCGCCGTCACATTCGACCTAAAAGAGATTGTATCATGCCTTTTGCCTCAAGTACACACAAAAATGTCCCGAAAAGCAATTCACGGGGCACCCTGTTGTTACCTATACCAAACACACAGGAAGCCTGGCATTGACCGAAAGCGATCGTCTGGGGCCGCATAGTAGCGACCATCGTCAGTCCGACCGATGCTACCGGCGTAAACTCCGGTTGAGGCCCACAGGTATTCTTTGCCGTCGAGGTAACCATGGAGCCGCCAAACTCCCCTGAACGAGCTGTTCTCTGTAGGACCAACGGGGGTTCCGATGATCTCGATGTCAACCGCGATGTCTTTGGAAAGAAGTTCGTTCTGCACGTCAGTAAGTACCAACCGTTTCTCCGTTTACGTGGAGGTCTTTGGGTTCGCCTAGCAAGTAGGCAACATGTCTCTGGTGGGCTTGGGTGATTGTTTGAAACGCTTTCTTGAAGTTCGCCTCCTGGGTCCTGACGTGTCCGCGAGGCTTGAGCGCGGGCTCATCCGAAAGCTGTAGCAGTTGGTAAAGCGCAGCCTTTCGCTCATCAGCTCTATTTTCAAGCATATGAGAATTATACACCATCCGAGAACCATTGTACACTACAGTTTACTCTGAAGGTGACACTTGCGAGATGTTGATGTCAACATCGCCGTTCCCTAGAATCCGCCAATCATGCTCCCAAGGCGTGTGTCCGAATTCCTCCCCACATTGAATGCAGTAATAGAAGATGAACGGCTGCTGTTCAACTATTGCTGTTGCCCGCACAATTTTGACACCCAGCCCGACGTCCAGGTGAACGTGACCCTTACATCGCGCGCAGGTCAAATCAGTGCAGGTCTCAGATTGCATAGTTCATACTTTCAGACGGAAGCAACGTTAGCAACTCCTGCTTTGCCCGAGTCACAGCCACGTACCAGCATCTGTGCTCATCGTCGGGTTCTGCAAGGTAGGACTCGTAGGTCTTGCGGGCCATCTCGAGGTCCAGCACAACGGTGTGTGCTTCGCGTCCTTTAGACTGATGAATCGACATCAGGTTTATCGACGGCGCGAGCATCTTCTTGAGACCGTACTGCTTCGCCGCACGAGTCAGGTAGGCGAGCCTTGGAAGCCGTGGCAGCACGTGATACAGTTCTCGGTCAAAAGCTGCTGGTAGGAAAAGTGAAGTTGCCGAAATCTCCCCTGTTTTACCCTCAAGTTTAGACTTGATATCCGGCTGTAAGAAGATTGGGTTCCCGTTTGAAACAATTGCCCGGGCAGCGTCCATGGAAATCGGTTGATTCTCCTGAACGCAGTGCCAGCCGCTCAGCGCTAGAATCACATCGGGGTTGCTGAGCGTGGCGTTCGCTCCCTGAAACGGTACGCCGAGATTCTCTAACTGTGCCGCCAGAGAAATGCCTCGATGGAAGTTTCGATACAGCACGAGAGTTGTTGGATTTGAAACGTGCTGAACGTCCAGTTGGCCAATCGGCTTGTACGAACCTTCCTCATTTCGCGGTCTAAACTCCTTTTCAAAGCGAGTCTTGACTCGGTGGATAATCTTCTGGGAAACTTCGTGGACGATTCGAGGGAGACGGTAACTTTGAGGTAAGACAACGGTTTCGTCTGTAGGCTCGCAATTGAACATACTGGCGGACGCACCGGCCCACGTGAAAATGGCCTGATCATCGTCACCAGCAATGTAGAGTCGTTGACACTTACTTGCAAGCTTGTGAACGACTTGCCACTGTAACCAGGAGAGGTCTTGGGCCTCATCGACGAATAGCACGTCGAGATCAAGAGGTTCTCCACCTGCAAGGTAATCGGAGAGGAGATCCGTGTAATCAAGTTTCCCATTGGCGGTCTTCCAATCCCGATACGCTTGTGTAAACCACTTCGCGTACCGGAAATCAATTTCGGGGGGTGCGTCCTTTAGAGTTTCGCGAAGCTTCAGTCCACGATGTCGGCCAAGGTGATTGATTTGCAGGAGTCGGTCTGCCTTGGTTGGTTGGGGGTACTTGTCAGTGACAGCTTCGAGGTTGAAGAGATCCGGAGTATAGCCAGAGAGGTGCACTCCGATAGAGGCGCCAAACGTCCGTAAATCACGCCCGAGGACGAGCTGATTTTGATCAATGGCGAGAACTTTGTAACAGATGGCGTGGAGAGTTTTGACATACGGCAACTCTTCTTCCGTCATGCCAGTTCGACCAAGAGCTTCCAGTCGACCCGCACGGGTAAATGTCATGAAGCCGATACGGTTCGGCTTGATTGTTTTTAGTTCCTTCTCGAAGTACTTCAACAGTGTAAACGTCTTGCCAGTACCCGGACAACCGTATAACTTAAGCGTTCGCACTATACCTCGTTGAAGTCTTTTTCGAAGTTTGGCACTTTGAAATCTTCAGTCTGTTCCTTGATGTTCTTGATCGGATACGTCCAGACTTCTATTTCTCGGCCATTGACGACAAGGTCCTGATGTTTGACACCCTGACTTGAAAGAGCGAGAAAGAAGTCTGCGCCTTCGACCTTGTCAAGTTTCGCGCCCTGTAGGTAGTGCTTGAAGTCGGTCATCCTGAACATCACAAGACCGCCAACCTGGATTGGCAGACCTCGGAGAATGTCTTCCTTCTCAGTCGCTCGCTCGCGCAGTACAAGAAATTCCTGGAACTTTTCAATGACAAGTCCCATGGTCGATGCGCCGACAGGAGCAACGATGTCAACTTTAGTCGCTAGCAAATCCTTAACTGTCTGTTCCCAAGAAGCCTGTTTGATTGAAGCGATGATAAGATTCGCCTCTTTCCCGACCTTGCTCTTAAATCGCTGAAAGGTGAACAAGTCCTCCCAATCCATTGTGATGTCTTTGCCATTGACTTCCAGGATGTACTTGGGCGGGTTCGTGAGTAACTTCCGCAAATTCTGCGCAGAGAGATCGTCGTAAGATCCATGCTCTTGCCATGGCATGTGCCCGACGCCGAATGGCAATGTGATACACGTTTTACGGTCGCAGAGGCTAACTAGCGGTTCTTGGTCACACGAGTACTGATACCGAGCTCGTGACACTGAGTCAACGACGCCGCTTACTTCCCTGTATTCCAACGGCGGGTTAAAGTACTGGGAATTCTGAGTCGCAACCTTAGTTTCCCAATTTTCAGGGCTCGACTTGCGATAGAACACGGCGTAGTTGAACAAGGCCGAGTTCCTGTACCCAGCGACTACCCCGTCCTTTTCCATCCTGGCGAGGCATGGTGGTAGCTCAGGACCGTCGTTTGGGAGGACCGTCTTCTCAGGAACTTTGGGGTCGAAATAAACGACGCCGTTCAGGAACTCGGCGAGGCTCAGCGAGCCATCTGGACCAACGCAGTACCTTGTTGTAGTATCTCCGCCGAAGTATGGCAGATTGATCCAAGACCCATGGTTCTCCTTGGTTGTCTTGTTCTGTTTCGGGAAGATCTCCGCAGTTGGGTAGCCGAGAATTGCAGCCCAACGGCCTAAAATTTGCCGTACTTGTGAAGCTTGAATTGCAGTTTTGACAAAGAGAAAAAGGTGCGCGCCGCCCGACTTACTTCTGCAAACGTTAAGAGCGAAAGATTTCTGAGCTACGTTCTTATAAAGCAGGGCATGGTCAATCGTGTCGATGTCGATGTCGATTGCACCGAACCGACTCATGCCCTCCGAATTTACCGGGACGATACCAAGTCCCGTGACCCCCTTCAGATGGTCTTGATACTGCTTATCCGAAGGTTTGGAATGTTTTGTCGATGCTGGTGGGTCTCTATCAGGGACCCACTCGCCATACGCCGTAAGTGACCCCGTGAAAAGGTCTCGAAATTGCTGCCAGGGTTCCATTTCTCTCCATGCTCAGTTGGAGATACGGGCAGCCACACACCGTGACTGCCCGTAAAACCCTAGACCTCTGAATCGTGAGCTGCGAATGCGTCGATGGAATCGTCGTCGGCGTCGACCGTAATGGTACCGGACTTGAGGCCTTCGAAAACGATCTTGTACATCTTCTCTGCTTTCGCGAGAAGTACGGGGTCTGTCCACGGCGGGTTGCCGTTCCTGACTCGCCATGTGTAGTAGTCGTTGCCGGCGGGGTTTTTGTCAGCGTAGGAACTCAGCTCGTAGATGCCTGCGAACGTGTCCGCGTTTCGCATCCGAATCATCGAGTTGAGGTTACGGCCGGCCTCGAGGCCCGTCGTCTTGAGGCTGACGATGATGAGGTCGTTTGTCTGTTCCCCAGGTCCCTTGTACACAAGACTTGGGTAATTGAAGAACTCGTTGCACTCTGGTGGTTCGCCCTTGGGTCCCCACATGGAGTGCAGGCAAGGACCGCCGTTGTTCAACTGGCATTTCTTGCCATCCGGCGCCTGGCAAATGATGCCGCCACCCTCGTTCATGTCGCGGAACATGATGCGACTGTGGTAGAAGAACAGCGGAACGATCTGAACCTTCTCGCCGTAAATCTCCCCGGTCAGTGTGTTGAACAGCTGCCCTTCTTCGAGTCCCTTGATGTACTTCTCGTTGTTCTTGTTCCGGGCTCGGGAGTTCGTCTGACAAAGTCCCAAACGCGGGAGAACCATGTCGCGAAGCGAAACTTCTTCCTGACCCCGGCTTCCTTCCTTGATGTAGTCAGGCCTCGCCGCAAGAACCTGCTCGTTGGTCAGCGCCAACGCTTCCGAATTGTTCGGTGCTTCTTCGTTTTTCTTTGCCATTGGGTCAGCCTCTCGACTGTCGACGTGTGATTGATTGTTTCAGGAAGACTTTGATTCCGGGTGGTGGATTCTCGCCGCTCTGCAGAAGTCCCTTGACGATCGAGGACATCGTCATGTAGTTCACGGTCAGGAGATCTTCCTGCGAGGTCTCCTTAATCCACTGAAGGAACTTCGTGCGATCTTCAACGCTGACGTACGGCTCGTCCTTGATGGAGAGCGTATCGCCAGAGTCCAGTCGAAACAGGTTCATGCCATCCTGTTCCAGCTCCTTGATCGTCAGCTGCACGAGAGCCTCGAGCTTGAGGTTGATCTCGGAAATCAAAGCCTCGAGTCGGTCTTTCTCGTCGCGGAGTTTGCAGTACTCCTTGCCTTTGTCGGTTTTGCTGAGGGTTGCATAAGGTGGGAGCGGTTCGTCTTCAGTTCCACGAACTGCCACCTTCATGGCTTCTACCCTGTTTTGGTACTTTTCTTCCACCGGGGCGAGCGGAACTTGTCCCTTCAGGCCCGACCATTTGCCGATATGGCTACCCTCGAATCTTTCAAAATTAGCGCTTGGGGGAAGTCCCCATTATATCACGGTAGTTAGCCCAAGTACACTTCTATTTTTACCTCCTTACGCTAAAACATGGCCACTTGAACGGCTTTCTTCTTCACGGGTCTTGGAACAACCTTCACCATGTAACCGTGAAGTGGAACCCCTGTGTTCTTGAGCATCAGGAGGTCCCACCCGTCCACCGCGCCGCGTTTTCTTGTGAATCTTAGGTTGAGCCGTAAGTCGAGCACGTTTAAGAGACTCAGCTCCCGAGTCTTAATCAGGAGCTCAACTGCTTCGGCGTACTCGTCGACCGTCACGCGAACGAAACTTCTTCCGCCCGAGGTCCACGGTCGCTCTCGGCTTCCGTGAACTCGACCTCGCTGCCGCGCTGCAGGTCTTCGAACTTGGTTCCCTGCATAGCCGAACGATGGAAGAAGTACTCCGTTCCGTTCTCGCCGCGAATGAACCCGAAGCCTTTGTCGGTGTTCACGTTCTTGATTCGACCTTTCATAACCGCCTCATTTCGACTGTGCCTATTGTACCACGTGTTAGCCCCGATGTACACTACATTTTATCGCGTTAAATGTACCTCCGTTCTCTGCTTGCTTCCGTGTTGTTCACAATAGTGCGAATCTCGTGTTCGCACACAAAGCAGCATTCGACGTAACGGCCGTCTTCCGAAATTCCCGTAAAGGTCGTTCTCATTCGATCGCACTCGAGACAAAATTTCTGGGGTGACAGCCCATGTGTAGTTGTCCCAACTCGAGCCACAGAGCCACGATCCATTTGATTATCCGCCTATTCTTCTAAGAGGGCTGCACGCCAAAACGCCGTCGTGTTCGTCGCAAACTCGTCTTTCTTCATCAGCGTCCGTCGAACAGCATGGTCAATCGTTCGCTGTCCGTTCGGTCCAGTCGCCAACAGGTCGATGTAGTTCACCGAACTCCTAAGCTGTCCCGAACGGTGAATACGATCTTCCGACTGCAGTCGATTCTTGAGCGAGTAATCGTTACTGACATACACCGCCCAATTGCACTTGTGTTGAAGATTCGTTCCGATTCCACCAGCGAGTACCTGCCCAATCAGGGATACTGGATCGCTGATAAGTGAGGAGTTGAACATGCTGATCGTCTCTTCGCGGTCTGTCTTCTTTTGACCGCCCATGATGTGCAGAACTCGAGGAGCTTTCTTAAGCGCCTGGAGTTTCGCCGCCAGCAACTCCTGCTCTTTCCTGAACCGTGTCCAAAAGATTACTCTGAACTCCGGGTCATCCTGGATTCGTTCGCCGTTCCACTCTGCGGCCCAGTCATGCTTCTCACTTGAGATAACACGAATATCTTCCTGGTTCAGGATTTCATCGAGGGCTTCCTCGTTATTGGGAACATTCTGGAACAGCGTGTCGTCAGCCAAGCCAAGCGACTTGACAAGCTCGAGACTCCGCTTCATCCCACCAATCATGCCGGACGTAACCTGGCTCAGGCGAACAATCTTGACGATGGCCGCAACGGTCATGATCGGGGTTGCAGAGTCTAACCACGTGATGGTTTCATCGCGTAGCTGCTTGTAGATGCGCCACGTTTCGTTCTCCAGCGGTACTTCGACGGCGTTGTACAGCTTTGGCGGAAGGTCCAGGCAGTCGGCCTTCAACCGACGAAGAATGTAAGGCTTCAGCTTTCGCTGCAGTTCTTCAACGTTGCGGTAACCGATAATTTGCTTGTTCTGGAAACCGCCAAGGACGCAGTAACGGTTCCTGAACGCGTACCAATTCTGTACGCCGATAATCTTCTTATTGAGCACTCCAAATGGCGTGTAGAGGTCAATAAGGTTGTTGTTGATGGGGGTGCCGTTCGCCAGATATGCCCGTGAGCAATACTGGCGAAGGTCTCGGGAGGCTTTTGATTGCGCGGCTTTGTGGGAGGTGATGTATGAGGATTCGTCGAAAACGATCATGACCTTACGGCCACGAATCTGACTTACTAGCCCGTCGTAACGATTTTTGTTTCGAATGAATTCGTAGTTAGTAACGATGTAGTGTAGAAGTCCTGGGTAGAATCGAAGTCTGGTGTTCCGAGTCGAATACTGCTGGACGTAGTCTTGAATCCAGGAGTGGAGAATGATTTCGCCGTTTTCTCGCCCCGCCCAGGTGGAGATAACACCGCCTGGGCAGACGATCAGGAGCGTGTCGATGAGACCGGCTTCATAGAGAACGCAGGCGACGTTGATGAAGTGGTAGCTCTTGCCCGAACCCATCTCGTCGAACAGCGCGGCTTCAGGTTTTTCGACAAGGAACTCCACCCCAATTTTCTGATGCTTGAAGGGCGGAGTCTTGAACGCTGAGAAGTCGATCGCCGGGGTCGTCAATCGAGTTTACCCGGCGACGCGCTGCTGCTCGGCCAACAGTCGGATACAAACAAGCCGACCACGACGCCAGACTTCGAAGGCCTGAGTGCGATGTTGCATCGCGCTAGAGGCCAGGAGAAGTGCTCGGCGGTACGAATTGCACAGAACGGGAATCCACTTTCCTGGGTTCTGGTTGACGCTCTGCCACACCGGCTCGTACGTAACTCGCTGACGGCCAAGCATCTTCGCGAGCTGTTCCGGTGCGTCCTGCAACTCCTGCGGCTGCCCCGACTCCTTGTCCTGCTTTGGAAACGAGGAAGCCAGACTGTTGTTGAGCTCCTCAATCGGCTCCATGATCACCATAATGTTTCCCATTATAACCTAATCCACACCCAAAGTACACTACTTTTTAGTCTTTGCGGGGTTACTCCTCCCCGCCGCCGAGCAGGTCGATGAGTTTTTGACGTCGAGCTTCCAGCAGTTCGACCCGTTTGCGAACCTTGGGGATGAACTCGAGCGCCAAGTCGATCGCCGTTTTCGCATCACGAAGCAACTTTTCGACCTCAACGAAGTCGTCAGTATGAACTTTGATCTTCGCCTTCGTGGCAGGTTGAGAATTTACAGTCGTCGGACGTCGAGCAGCAGCGGCAGCTTTCTCATTTGTGCGGTACTTTATAACCGCCTGACGAAGCGCGTCCGGTGTCATGCTGATGTGATACTTCGAACGGATAATCGGCATCAGTCGTTCGGTCATCGCAATCGTGCCGGATTCGCCCGGCTTCAATTCCGCATCGAGAATCGCTTTCGTCTCTCCACGTTTCACAGGTCGCATCAGTTCCTCGGCCGTAATGAACCCCTTCCCCTGAGGTTCTGTCGTCGGCTCGGAGAGCGGCACTTCAATAACCGGCTCTTCGATGATGGGATCAGCCTCTGCCACAGTAGCTACCTCCTGAACAACTTCGCTGAGGAGAACTTTGATTTCCCGAGTTCTCAACATCGGGAAGACCGGAACGCCGAGTTTACCAGCCGCTTCGCGAAGCTGACCAGCTATCGCGTGGGAAACCCAGCGATTGTAGATGATAGCTCGGACATTCGAAGGAACGGATTTGTGGAGGACGTTCTGCTGGTTGTCATCCCAGATAATGATCTGAGGATGCCGAGTGATGCGCTCGGGAAGGTCTTTCGTCTCCCCGCCGGCGACAAGAATCTTGCCGCCACGATTTAGAAGTCGGACGATGAGCTGCGACTGGGTCTCACTAGAGTTTAGTGGCGCAAGCTGCGTTGGGGACATCGAGCCTCCATAGAAAATACTCCTCTCCTAAGCGTTAAAGCACTTCGCGTGACCACAGAAAGCCACCTACGTGAAAATAAAGATTGAGGTGCCATGGTATCTTCACCTAGCCGCAATAATTTCGCTAGGGTCATCAGAAGAGCTTTTGAGCCTCGGGCTTTTTCACCGGAGCCGATGGCCGCTCAGCGATGAGGTCGGAGCTCGTCATTCGTGAAACGGCAACATCGTCACCGTTTCGCATTCGAAGCTCTCGAACATTTGTTGGAAGGAATTCCCTGAACCGGTCGGGTATCGCACCCTGGCACTGAACGTGCTCGTACCGAGCGAGCCGGCCATCGAGGAACTCAACTTCCCAAATTGTTTCGTAAGGATACGATCTCCGACGGTAGTCGAGATCGTCTAAAAGCCAGTAGTGGCGGCCAGCGACGCGAACTGATCTCGGATCATTTCGCTGGGCCATCCATTGAACCCAGAAACTGCAGCAGTAGCACCAGTCATACTCAATGACGTTGTGCCCGCGCCATAAACTAGGTTCTTCCTTGAACCGGCAGACGGGACAAATTACAATAGGTCTTGCCATTCAAGAGCTATTGTATCACTTCAAAGTTTAGATGTACACTACTTCTTACTTCGTCTGAACATTTTACGGAGCACATGTTCTAGAATAACGGCGGCGATCACACTACAGAGTGCAACCGCCGCCGCAGCCCAGAACAGAAAGGCGAACTGAGCCGTATCAAGCATGCTAGAAAGTGAACTCCGGAATAAGAGACTGCAGCTTCGCGATATCGACCCCGACCTGGTTGCCGTCGTTGCCGAGCATTGCGGGTGGCGTGAACGGCAGCGTCATCGGCATCGTGGGCACGACCTTCGTATTGGCCCCGGGGTACGGAATCTTCCGAACTCCGCCTGCGATAATCATGTTGTAGTCGAACACCGACGCCGCGTCCACGCCAGCCTGCCAGGAAGCCGTTCCTGGAGTTGTCAGCGCACTGCTCATGATCCCGTAATTGCCTTCGAAAAAGATGCTGTTCAGGATTTGCGCGTTGTTCGACGGCGTGTTCGACTTGCCGAGCGTTAGGGCGAGCATTTCAGAAACTGGCCCAAGCATCGTGAGGTTCTTCATCGTCAGGTTGTTGATCCCGTTGTTCAGCCCAATTCCGAACTTCGTCCCAGATCCGAAGTCCGCCCGACCAAGGTCGTAGAACAGGATGTCGTGGATATTGATGTTGTTCATCCGCACAGACGGATAAACGACGGTGCTGTCTTTCGGAGTATCGTCATCGAGGCCAAGCAGGTTGATACCACAGTACCCGCGTCGGCACACGTTGAATCCAAATTCAATATTGCTGACCGTCGACCACGGCGCTTTGCCGCCTTGGTTGCGAACGGTGAACTGAATCAGCCACCCTGACTGCTCGTCAATCCAAGAGTTCTCGAAGATGTTATGTTCGATGATCCAGTTATCAGCGTTCTTCAGCTCGAAAGCGTTCTTCGCAACTTGCTTGGTTGTTATCCAAGCCATGTCCTTCGTGAAGTAATTTCCACGAACGATGCCATTGCTTGGAATCAATCCCTGAATCAGCGGATCGTCACCACCAACGATCATGGTTTCCGAACCCGCCGAAAGATAGTTGTTCTGAATAAGAAATGGCCCGGGACCCGTCGCGATGCCGATCGCCTGCGTGTCCTGACCAATCTTCATGACTCCGAAGATCTTCGAGTCCATGACAACGAGGTTCTTCGCGTTACCTTGAATACCTCGCTTGCACGCGTTCCCGCCGTCGAGCCAGCAACCCTGAATGGCGATCGTGTCAGGGAAGTCTGCGTCCGTCGTCGCTCCAGTTTCCAGAGCAATCATCTGGCCGTAGATTCCGGGTGATGAGAAGCCGAGGCCTCTAAACACATAGCCATGAGCGCCTTTTGCCGTAGCAATGTTCGTGTTTGTTCCAGCAACTGGCGCAATGAACACCGGAGGAGCCGTCGCAATTCGAGTTCCTGCGGGCATCGGTGGCGTTACACTCTGCGTGATGTCGATGGGGGCTGAGTTGGGGTCTCTGCCACGCAAAATGCCGCCTACGTAAGTTCCGGGATCGTCGATCACGATATTTTGGCCCGAAATTGCCGCAGCATCCAAAGCCGTCTGAAGGTTCTGACCTGCTGTAACGTGTATCGGCGGAACTGGCGGTGGAACGGTCGAGTCTGCTGGAAGGGCGGCGATTGCGCTCGCGATTGCGCTTTGGGCTTGTGTGAGGTAGGAACGGACGTCACTGTTAGCCATCAAGTCTCCTTATGGGTTTCGCACACGGTTTCGTTTCCACGTCGCTCTCCTCTAGTCGTAGTCGTCGTAATAGTTCTGCATTTATGGTGCACAGGTCTCGAATTGCTTCTCGATGGGGACCAGGAGCACCAATGTTCAACGTGACCTGAAGGCAGTCAACGGCGCGACGGGCTTCGTAGGCCAGCTCGTCTAGCGTTGCGTCCATGAGGGCACGAGCGTAACCGGTCGCCATTTATCGCCTAACCTTTCAAGCGGATTGAAAGATTATAAACTGTTCCTTGTACTGTTGTACAATCCTTTTTACTCCGATGTAATTATTGCGGAATTCGTGGTTGCTTATACCACGCAAGCGCGCAGTCGAGACACAGTCCTTTTGGGGTGATTCTCGGCTTGTTGGGGTGACAGCGTGCTGGGTTGAAGAACACGGGCTCGACCTCCGGTTCAGGAGCAGCCGGAACGGCCGAGTAGATGGCGTGGGTCTTCGTTGATTCAACAGATTGAATCATTCGAGGGTTGTTCTTGGAGTTGAGGGGCAAGCTGGCATGAAAGCCGCGTCGGTCATAAGGTCGAAGCAATTCGGCGTCCCGACCAAGAATAAGCTCGGGAGCTGTTTTGTGGGCCCAGGACATGTAGCCGGTGATTCGCTCCACATCCCCTGACATTTCAACGCATTTCGCACACCATGTTTCACCGGGCATCGCAAGAAGTCGTTCGGGAGATAGCGGTTGATGACAGTTCGCGCAGTCGCTCATGAGGAGACTATTATACATCACCCGAGTAGCCGTTGTATACACCTTTTTGCCCCGAGCTCATTTCTTGCGGGATTCGTAGGCTTCCAGCAACTGCGTTGTGCTCGTCCACTCGGTGTAGGGCAGGATAACCAGATCAACCTGCTTCTCTTTGAGCCACTCGGCCGTGAGCCCCATTTGCTGAAGTAACGAGTCGCCAAGCCAATCAGAGCCATGAATGATGCAGTCGACTTCGGCCCTTAGAATTGCCGGCTTGCTGTCCTCATCCCCCTCGTTGAGGATGACGCGGTCGACCAAGTTACACGCTGACAGCACAGCCATGCGATCCGCTAGGGGCATCAGAGGGACCCGCTTGTACCGCGTAGCGAACTCATCTCGGTTCACGCTCACCACAAGCTCGCTCGAGATCTTCTTGGCTGCAGCAAACAGCGCCAGATGACCGCGATGCAAACAGTCGAACGTGCCACCGATGTACGCACGCCGCCACGGGGCAATTCGGTTGTGCGCTGCGATGAAAGTCCAGTCAATTTTGGACATACAGAGTCTCCCCAATCAGCGCAACCCGAGCTCCCATCTCTACGCACGCTTCGACGAACTCACCATCGCCAGTCTGCGTAAAGCTCTGCCAGCCCACCCGCTCGAAAGTTTTACGGGTGACCATGAATCCGCCGACGTCCACGTACCCGATTTTTGCACGTGCTGGCATCCAGCCATAGCCGTACTTGCCGTAAATCCAGGCGCAAATCGCGAGGTCCTTCTCCCTCATCGCCAAGGTCCTCGACATCAGCTCCAAAGCGCGAGGCATATAGTATGAATCATCATTCGGGAACATGAACGCGTCACCGGTGGCGACGGTTTTTGCAGCCTGCACTTTTTGAGCCTGTCCCCAGTCACCGATTCGCTCAACGAATCGAACCTTGACCTGACTCTTATGCTGAACAAGAATATCGTTCACGTTCTGGCATACGTCCGACGTCGGCGTTTGGTCGAGAATGACGAGTTCCCAATCTTTGTGCGTCTGATTATGAAGGCTCCAGACGAGGGTAGGTAGTAGGTCGGGACGGTCGGACAAGCAGATGACGCTAACCTTCATTCGGCCTCGGCGCGCAGAATGAACGAACTTCAGCAATGCAACGCGCGCAGAACTCGTACGTGTTTGTTGACTCGGAAAGCAGCGCGTTCGGGATCGTAAACTTCTTTAACGAGTTCCCGTCCACTACTTCCTTACCGCACCTGTCGCAGAAATACTTCGTCGCCATCAGAATCCTCCCATAAGATAGGAAACATAAGCCTTAGCACACCGTTGTTCATTCCCGTGGCTCCAGTCGGCGGTCAGGAATGTGGATGCAGCGCTCCAGGATCTCCCGGAGGTCCTTTTCCCACTGAGTTTGTTTCATGTCATCGAGAATGATTTCGAGGTCCTTAGCGATCTTGCGCTTGAATCGCCAGAACGTCATAAGCTGCAGCCACTTCGTGATCATCGTCCGCTTACCATCGATTTCGACGATGTAGATGAACTCGGGGCGTGTCTCGATTCTCGTGACGTTGATATTCATACCTTGAGCTTCACCGGTCCAGTGCACCGAACAATGAGTTCAAGTTCTTGAAGGCCTGGAGCAAAAATTTGGTGGTGAGAACCAAAAGGAGTCTGGTCCACTGCCCCAGAGCCGCCGCAGCGACCACAAGATATGTAATGTCCACTGCTTGTGGCAGGTTCGGTGTTGGTCCAAACCTTTCCATCTCCACCGCACACCTGGCACTTTATCTCAACTCTTACAT